AAGACCCAGAGTTAAGATACATACCTAATTCTGGAACACCTGTTGCTACTTTTACGATGGCAATAGACAGAGACTATAAGAAAAAAGATGGGACAAAAGAAACAGACTTTATACCAATAGAAGTTATAGGGAAAGCAGCTGAATTTTGTGCTAACTATTTATCAAAAGGAAGATTAATAGCAGCACAAGGAAGTATCAAAGTAGACAGATATCAAACTCAAGAAGGGGAAAATAGAACATTTACAAAAGTCAGTGCAAGAAATGTACAAGCATTGGATTATGTAAAAGACAATAGTAGTAAACCAAATTTTGAACCAACTGCAGGTCTAGATCCTAATGGTTTCCAAGCAATAGATGACGAGGATATACCATTTTAGAAGGGAGTAAGTAAAATGATGAAAGATAAAGCATGTTGTTATGACTGCTTATACATGAAAAATGAAAGAGGAATAAAAAGTTGTAAAAAAACAAACAAGGAAATAGTAAATCCATTTGATAATGTTTGCAAGAAGTTCAAATGCTTTCAATGTACTAAACATGAAAGAGAGGAATGTCAATGTTATACGAACTTTTAAAAATATTGACAGCTTTTTATGCTGGATTTTTCTTAGGAGTTTGTTGGTTTGCAATGAATGATGATTAAGGGGGATAAATATGAGAAAGGAAGAATTGAGAAAAGAGTTTACAAAACCTACTTTTAGAAAAAATATGAAAAATGTTTTAGGTAGTATTTGTGTAAATTGTGGAAGTACTGAGGGTATAGAATATCACCATATAGTTCCATTGTCTAATGGTGGGACTAATAATTTATCTAACATAGTTCCGCTATGTGAAACTTGCCATTATAAAGCACATGATAAAAGTAGCTTTAAAAGCAAAGGTGGTGGGCGTCCTAAAATCATAAAATATGAAGATGCAGAACCAATTTTAAAGAGATATTTTGACGAGGAAATAGGAACGAAAGAAACTAAAAAGTTGCTTGGGATTTCTCTTAAAAATAAATCCACTTGGAGTGATTTAACAAAGCGATATAAGGAAAATAATGAAGTTGATGAACATTTTTATAATCACGTAGATATATTAAAATCGCAAGAAAAAAGGCTAAAAAATGTTGTGGGAGAGTGATTAAATGAGTATAGGGGGATTTCGTTAGAGAAAAAAGACTTTATATGAAGAAAAGCAGAAGTAATTTAGCAAAAGATGTAGGGGTTACAGAAAGCTATATAGCAAAACTGGAAAATGGGGTTATAACAAATCCTACTTTACTAGTGCTAAAAGGACTTTCGAAAGCTTTAAATGTATCGCCATTAGAGTTTTTTAAATAGGGGGAGAAAATGAAAGAGATAAAATTAAAACAACTATCAATAAGCAATTTTAAAGGCATATCAAAATTAGACATAAATTTCAAAGATATCACAACAATATCAGGCCAAAATGCAACTGGAAAATCAAGTATATTTGATGCTTTTACATGGTTATTATTCGATAAAAACAGTAAAGGAGATAGCAAATTTGAGTTAAAACCTTTAGATGAAAATAACGAATATATAAGAGGTTTAAATCCTCATGTAACAGGCATCTTAGAAGTAGATGGATTAGAAGTAAAACTATCAAAAGAATATAAAGAAAAATGGACCTCTAGAAGAGGAGAAAGCGAAAAAGTATTTGATGGGAATACAACAAAATATGAAATTGATGATATTCCAGTTAAAAAATCAGATTATAACAAGCAAATAAATGAAATAGCAGACGAAGAAACATTTAAATTATTAACTAACCCTTTCCATTTTCCTTCTCTTGGTTGGAAAGAACAAAGAAAAGTCATCTTAGAAGTTGCTGGAGGGAATATATCAGTAGATGATGTTGTAAAAACTGATAAAGATTTAAATTTAGTAAAACAAGATCTAGAAAAAGAAGATGTATCAAAGCTAATAGACAGTAAAAAAGGTAGCATTAAAAAACTAAGAGAAAATAAAAAGTCAATTCCTTATAAAATCGAGGAATTAATGGAAACAGTAGTTGATTTAGATGTAAAAGAAGTTGAAAAAGAAATAGCATTTAAAGAAAGTAAGTTAAAAGATATAGACAATAAAATAAGCGATATAGCTAATAGTAGTAAAGAATTATTAGCTAAAAGAAATGAAGTAATGAAAAAAATAAGTGAAAATGAAAACTTAATCGAAGAAGAAAGACAAGCTGACAGAAAAGATTATGACAATAAAGTAAGAATATTAGAAGAAGAAAGAAGAAAAGAAGAAAAAGATTTATATTCACAACAACAAAAGAAAAATGAATGTGAATATAAAATAGATGGATTAACTAGAAAGTTTGAAATGCTAAAAAATGAAGCTGCTAAATTAAGAGAAGAATTTAGTGAAATTCAAGCTGAGAAAGTTGATTTTAGTAGTATAAAAACAGAGTGTCCTACTTGTAAACGACCTTTTGATGAATCAGACATAGAAGAAAAACAAGCAGAATTAGAGAAAAACTTCAATCTTGATAAAGCTAGAAGAAAAGAAGAAGTAATAGAAAAAGGCAAAATAAAAGTTAAAGAACAAGAAGATATTCAAGAAGATATCGAAAATTATACTTTAAAGCTTTCTGAGATAGAAAATAATATAAACATCAAGAAAGAAAAAATAAATCAGCTAGAAAGCCAAATAGGAGGTATTTCTTATACGCCTAATGATGCAACGAAAGAAAAAATATTAAAACTTAAAAGAGAAAACAACAAGCTTTTAGAAAGTTTACAAGAAGATGATACATATCCAGATAAATCAGGACTTTTAATTGAAAAAGGAGAAATTAATACACAACTAAAAGGGTTATATAGTCAATTAGGAGCAGTTAAAAATAACAAGAAAGTAAATCAAAGAATAGAAGATCTAAAAGCAGAGGAAAAACAAATCGGAGTAGAAATAGCAAGACAAGAAGGTCTTATAATGCTATATGAAAAGTTTATTACTAAGAGAGTAGAACTTTTAGAAAAAAATATAAATAAGCATTTTAAGAACGTAAGCTTTAAATTATTCTCTACTCAAGTTAACGGAGCTATTGCAGAAACCTGTGAGGCAACTATAAATGGAGTACCATTTTCTAATGCAAATACTGCAGGTCAAATAAATGCTGGTATAGATATAATAAACACTTTATCCGAGTATTTCGAATTAGTCGCACCTATATTCATTGATAATAGTGAATGTGTAAATAAAATAGCAGATACTAAAGGTCAATTGATTAAGTTGGTAGTCACAGAGGATAAAGAAATAAAAATAAATGAATAGGTGTAAAAATGAAATGGAGCATAGAAGAAGAAAAGTTTTTAGAAGAAAATTATAAATTAATATCAGATGAAGAAATAGCAAAATATTTAGGGCGAACATTATCTTCAGTTAGAGGAAAGGTTAATTTTGAAAAAGCTAAGAGACATAAACAAGATAGATTGACTAAGAAAAATAACTATCTGACAGAAGAACAAAGGAAAGAAAAAGTTAAACGCATATTGTTACTAGCAACAGGACTAATTGTTAAGTGACTATATACATAGAAATATATAGTCAAACATATAGAAAAGTGGACACATTAGTCTTTTGTATATGGCTTAACAAGAGGTTTCAAGGGTTAGTGACTGCTTTTATGGAAACATATATTGCAGATATGAACTATGTTGAGTAGTAAGGTAAACACACACTTTTAGATGTAATCGTCAGTCTGAAACTCTGTGAGTGCTAACCAAGAAACAATGCTAATGTCCTGTATTGATAACAGGGAAACACATATCCTCTACTTGACATTCCCAAGACGAAAAATTCTCCGAAAGGAAGGTGTCCAGAGATGGAAAATAAAATTGAATATTGTTTTGTTGTAGATAAAAACAATAGACCTTTAGCTCCAACTAAAGTAAATAAAGGTTGGTATTTGATTAGAAAAGGTCGAGCAAAATTAAAAAGTAAATATCCTATGGTAATTCAGTTAGAAAAAGAAGTTGAACCTGATGACGAAGATGAAAGTCATATGGTTTGTGGAATTGACGATGGTAGTTCTCATGTTGGAATAGCAATTGTTCAAAAATGTCCAAGTAAAAATAAAGTTGTATTTAAAGGAACTATTGAACAAAGACAAGATGTAAAACACTTAATGGATGTTCGTAGAGGATATAGACAATACCGTAGATATCATAAAAGATATCGTAAACCTAGATTCAATAATAGAGCATCTTCAAAAAAAACTAATAGATTAGCGCCAAGTATTAAACAAAAGAAAGATTCTATTCTTAGAGTTTTATATCAATTAAATAAATGGATAAATATTAAAGAATATTATCTTGAAGATGTAGCAATAGATATAAGAGCAATGACCGATGGATATAAACCTTATAATTGGCAATATCAGAAGAATAATAGATTAGATGAAAATCTTAGAAAAGCGACAATATTAAGAGATAGTTGTAAATGTCAAGAATGTGGAAAAACAAATACTGTACTTGAGGTTCATCATATTCGAGCAAAGAGATTTGGTGGAGCAAATACTATTGGGAATCTCATTACTCTTTGTTCTTCTTGTCATCAAAAGACAGAAGGGAAAGAACGAGAATTTGAAGAGAGATATTTCACCAAAATAAAAAGTAAGCCAAAAAGATTTGATTATGCAATGCATGTCATGCAAGGTAAAAATTATCTTAGAGAAAATATTAAACAATTAGGAATATTACATCTTACAACAGGTGGAGATACTGCAAATAAAAGAATTGAATGGAATATAGAAAAATCTCATTCAAACGATGCTATTTGTATAACAAATTGTTTTCCAGATACTTGCAATATAAAAGAATGGATGATTAAACCGATGCGTAGAAAATCAAAAGCAAAAACAGATAATGTATTAGGAATTAAACATAGAGATTTGGTTGAATATACTTACAGAAATGGAGAAACTCATAAAGGATATGTTACAGCATTATATCCACATTTGAACGCATTAAATTTTCAAAGTCCTACAAAACATTGCAAAAAAGTAAATGTAAGAAAATGTAGATTACTTTGGAAATATAATAAAATTTATTGGTTAGATAGTGTGATATAAACACATTTGTCTATAATTAAACATAATTAAACACTAAAAAGTTAGGAGAGTGACGAGTATTGAAAAATCAAATAATTAAACAATCTCAAAATATTGCAGAAAAACCTAAAACTGTTACAGACGAAGTTTTAGAAAGGGTAAGAGAGTTACAAGCAAGTAAAGAATTAGTAATACCAGAGAATTATGCAGCACAAAACGCTTTAAAATCAGCTTATCTAATCTTACAAGAAACAAAAGATAAAAATAAAAGATGTGTATTAGAAACTTGTACAAAAGTAAGTATAGCAAATTCTCTTTTAGATATGATTATTCAAGGATTAAGTCCTTCGAAAAAGCAATGTTACTTTATTCCACATGGAAATAAACTCCAACTAACTAAAAGCTATATGGGAACTATAGCTGCAGCGAAAAGAAGTAAATATATAAAAGATGTGAAAGCTTATTGTATCTATGAAGGTGATGAAGTTGAGTTTGAGTATAAAAATGGAAATATAAATGTAATAGATTATAAACCTGATTTAAAAAATATAGATAACTCAAAGATAATAGGAGCATTTGCTGTTGTTATAGGAGAAGAAGGGGTTTTACATACGGAATATATGAGTATGGCACAAATAAAAACATCATGGGCGCAAGGACCAACAAAAGGTAAAAGTCCTTCACATATAAATTTCCCAGATCAAATGGCTAAAAGAACTGTTATAAATAGAGCTTGTAAATTATATATAAATACATCAGATGATAGTGAGTTATTTGCAAGTGCATTTAATAGAAGCCCTTATTCAGATGATGAAGATGTTGTGACATTCCAAAATGAAGCTTTTGAAAGTGAAATAACAGAAAAAGCTAATAAAAAAACAATAGATATAGATGAAGTAGAGCAAATGGAAGCAGAAATAATTGATGAAGATACGAAAATAGATGCTGAAGTTGTAGAAGAAACTCAAGAGGAAGAAGATTGTCCGTTTTAAAAGTTTTAGCAAGTGGGAGCAGGGGTAATTGCTATTTACTTATTACTCCTGATGAAACTCTAATAATTGAAGCAGGTATCAAATATAAAGAAATTTTAAAAGGTCTTAATTACAAAATTGACAAAGTTGTTGGATGTTTAGTTACTCATGAACATAAAGATCACTCTAAATCAATTAAAGACTTAACAGAAAATGGAATAGATGTATATTCAGCTAAGGGTACTTTTGAAAAGTTAAACATAAAAAACTATAGGACTAAAATAGTAAAAGCTAACAAAAGGCAACAAATAGGAAATTTTACTATTTTACCGTTTGATGTTATTCATGATGCAGAAGAACCTTTAGGATTTCTTATAAAACATCAGGACATAGGAACTTTGTTATTTATAACTGATACTTGCTACTGTGAATACAACTTCAAGAATGTAAATAGTATCTTGGTTGAATGTAACTATATCAAAGAAAATTTAGAAGAATATTGCATAGAAACAAGTTTAAGCGTTCGTATAAAAGAATCACATTTTGAACTTGAAAATGTAATTGACTTTCTAAAAGCTAGTGATTTAAGTAAGACAAGAAATTTGATGTTATTACATTTAAGTGACAAACACGGAGATAGTCAAATAATGAAAGAAAAGGTAGAAGAAGCTACTGGAATACCTGTTTTAATAGCAGAAAAAAGCACAGAAATTATATTTTAGGGGGTAAAAGATGATAAAAGCAATCGTAAATAATGGAAAAGTAGAGGTAAACATAAAAGGTGAAGACAGAGCAAAAATGTTGACTGAACTAGCATATTTAAACTATGGAGTTCTAAAAGGAATGGCAGATGAATGTGATATAAGTGAAACAAAATTATTAAACATCTTAACTACATCAATAGAAAAAATAATACAACTAAGAAGTAAAGATATAAAAATCAAATCACATACTGAAACAGAAGAAACAAACATAGAAGAAGCTTTAAAAGGTGCAATAGAAAAGCTTGCAGAGTTATTAAAAGACAAGGAGTAACTATGAAAGAAAGAGTAGGAAATATAAGAAAGATAGATAAATTAGGAAGAGTATCTATACCTGCAGAATTAAGAAGATTGTTACACATAAATAGAGAAACTCTTCTGACAGTAGAGTATGATTCAATTTTAAAAGAAATAAGAATTATACCTTTAAAAGAAGAAAATTAACTAATAAATATCCTAGGAGGCGTAAAACCTCCTGGGGCTATGAAAAGGTGATGAATATGGGAGGCAAAATAGCAACTGATTTAGAAATAAGAAAGTTAAAAAGATTGTATAAAAAAGGTTATAGTGCATTAGAAATAGCTTACAACATAAACAGACCTGTTTCCTTTGTAAAAAAATATATAAAGAAAATAGAAAATAAAAAATAGTAAAATCTTGAAGGGGGTTAATATAATGGGAAGACCTTTTGGAAAAGTTGACAAACAAGATTTAGTAGGAAAGAAAATAGGAAAGCTTACAGTTGTAGAGTATGCTGGAAAAAGAAATAGAGGAAAAATAAAATACGATTATTACTTATGTAAATGTGAGTGTGGAAATGAAAAATTAGTAGTTAGATCCAGTTTACTAAAAAAGAAAGTAAAAAGTTGTGGATGCTTAAGAACAAGTAAAAATATTAAAAATGCATTTGTACCAAAAGTACAAAAATTAGAAAAAACTAATGGAAATACAATTAAAGTTTATAAACTTAATCCAAATGAGCTAGATGCATATTTAAAAGAGTTAAAGACGAAAGAAGTTCAATATGCTGGAGTTAGAGGATGGTGATAAAGTGAAAGTTTTTCAATACGTAGCTCTTATGAGTAAAGGCAGAATAGAGAGTGATAAAGACCAGGTATTTAAATATTTAGTTGAAAACTTAAAAAGCTCTTGTGATGTTATAACTGATTTAATACAAATAGACTTATGTAAAAGTAATTTTTATATAAAAAATTGTACAAAATTTAAAAGTTGCAAAGATTGTTTAAATTACTTTTTAGACTGGGAGGTTGATTATGAAGAAGTGCAAAGAATGCAATAGAGAATATGAAGATCCTCAAACTGTTGGAGACTTCTTTGGAATATGTGATGAGTGTTATAAAGAAGAATACAAAAAAATAGAATACAACAAATACATAATGCCTCTTCTAGCTGAAAATTATATTTCTACTATAGAACAAATGATGAAAGTAACAGAAGAACAAGCTGAATTTATTGGAGCGGTAGCAAAATTCGAAGCAGAAAGTGGAACAAATGAAGAAAAAGAACATATAATCGAAGAATTTTTTGATATGATTCAAGCATCTTTAGGACTTTTAGACAAAATGGGATTAATCAATCTCTTAGAAGAAGGTCGAATAAAACATATGGCAAAGTTAATCGAAAGAGGTTGGGAGTTCAAGAAAATGATATAAACATTCAAGAAAATTATTTTATCTACAAAATTAAAATAATGAGGTGGAATGTTTGAATAAAGATGTTATGGAAGAAACAGAAATGATTTTAAAAAACATGAAATTTATAACTATCTATATACAGCAAAAGGAAGAACATATAAAAAAGATAAAGGACGGAGATAGGGGGGCGATAAAGGCAGTTTGTAATGATATGGTTAAATCTTCTCCAACTCATGCAATTAATAGACCTATAGAAAATGAAGTTATAAGAATAGATGATTTAATTGCAAAAGTTGAGGGAGATATATTTGAGCATAAAAAAAACAGAAAGGTGATATCAGAAGTGTTTAAAAGCATGAGTGAAAAACAAAGAAAGATATTTAAATATATTTACTTTGAAGAAAAAACTCTTAAAGATATTGCCGAGGAGTTTGATTGTACAATAGCAAATGTACATTACATTAAAAAGAAAATAATCGAAAAAATGGCGGTGGCTTTATTTGGCCAAGATGCATTGAAAGGGGAAGAAAAATGATAATACATAAATCAATAATACATGTACTAGATACAAATAGTGATGCTCCAATATTAAATGACTATGAATGTAAAAATAGTTTAGAAGTAGATAAGTTTTTCCAAAAGATAATAACTAGAGTTTTAAAAGATGATGATCTAAGAAAAGCAAAATTCAAAGATTACAACGATAATATCGTAAAAAATTGCTGTGAACAAATAATTTACGATGAAAAGACATTCTTAAAAAACTCAAAAGAGATTGCAGCATATTTATTTGAAGTAATGCAACGAAATAATGAAATAGATTCTTGTGATTTAGCAATATGTTTATACAGTGTTAAAGATGAAAAAAATGTAGCGATTATAAAGCTTGATTATAAAAAACTTTACACTCATTCAATAGAATATGTAGAAGATAAATTCAACATACAAATAGCATCAAATGAGATAGGCATACCTGAAACAGGTCGACAAAAACAATGTGTAATAGTTGGACCTAATGGAGTGAACGATTATTATCACTTTAGATTATTAGACAAAGATGCAGAAAAGGACCAACTAGAAACTAAATTTTTAACAGAGTTTCTAAATGCTGAAAAGATAGAAGATGATAAATATAAAACAAAAGTATTTAAGAAAACTGCAGATAACTGGATAACAAATGCAATATCAGAAGATTTGAAAATGGCCGAAGATATAAGAAGTATGCTTAATTATACTTTAAAAGAAAAAGAAACTCTAGATGTTAAAAAATTTGCTGAAAATAGTATTCAAGACAAAGAATTACAAGAAAGCTTTAATGAACATATGGAGGATAGAGGCTTAACTGAAAACTTTGAAATAGACAAGAAATGGATTGAAAAGAAACTTAAAAACAGAAATATAAAAACTGATACTGGTTTTAGTATAAAAGGAAAGTTAACAGATTTTGAAGATCCAATGAAATACAGCTTTAGAAAAAACGAAAATGGAACATTCGACATAGTATTAAAAAATATAACTTTTTATGAGGAAAAATAAAATGACAAGTGAAGAAAAAAACAAATTAGCAGAAGAAAATTTAGGATTAGTTTATTTAGTTGTAAACAAAGAATTTACTTATGAAAAAACTACAGAAAGCGATAGAGAAAACTACATAGAAGAAGGTATGATTGGATTAGCAAAAGCTATTAATACATTTAATCCAAGCAAAGGTGCTAAATTTAGTACATATGCTTATATTTGTATAAAAAGTGAAATAAATTGCTATGTAGCAAAACAAAAAACTTTAAAAAGAAAAGTAGAATATACGTGCAAAAATTCAATAGATGATTATATTGAAGATGAAGAAGGTTTAACATTTAAAGACCTTATGATTTATGAAAAAGATGACTATACTTCTAAAGTTGATTTAGAACATTTATTAAAAGTACTAAAAAAAATAGAAATCGAAATATATGACATAAGAAAAATCATTATAAAGAAATCAGAAGGTTATAAAAATATAGAAATAGCAAAAATGATTGGAGTAGAAAAAAATACAATTAAACATAGAATAGATAAAGCTAAAATAAAACTGATTGAATTAGGAATAACAGCATAAGGAGGTTTAAATGAAAGAGATAACAAAAGAAAGACTAATACATATAGCAAATGATATACAGACAATAGAAATGTCGGAAATGACTAATGCTATATTAGCAGTTAAACTCGAAAAAAACATAACAGAAAAAACAAGAAGAACAAATTATATAAGCTCTTTGAAACAATTAATTATTAAGAAAGATATAAAAATATATTTTGATAATTTATTAGATTATGGAGAAATAAAAATATATTTTAAAAACGGAGATATAAGAAATTACTTAGTAGTAGATTAGGTGAAAAAATGATTGGATTGATAGATGTAGATAGTAAAATTCCTAATCTTGCACTTATGAAACTTTCAACTTATTACAAATCAATCGGAGAAACAGTCGAGTTTGTGCAAGAAGGAAAAGAATATGAAAAAATATTTGCTAGTGCAATCTTTACTAGAAGTAAATCAATTTGTGAAGATTTAGCAAACAAATATGAAGATAAAATAGAAATCGGTGGAACAGGCTGGGATATAAAAAAGACTTTGCCTGATGAAATTGAAAAACTTAGACCAGATTATGAGCTATATAGCATCGAAGAAATAGCTAGCAGAATGAAAGGTATTGGAACGAAGGAACATAAAAGAAAAAAGGCAAAAGAAATTGTAGAGGCTGGTATGGGATATACATCTAGAGGTTGTGTAAGAAATTGTGGATTTTGTTTTGTGCCAGAAAAAGAAGGTGAGTTTCATGATGTAGCTGAAATAAGTGATTTACTTAATCCTAAAAGTAATGTATTAATCTTACATGATAACAACTTTACAGCTGATCCGTATTGCATAGATAAACTAAAAGAAATAAAAGAACGAAAATTAAAAGTCGATATAAATCAAGGCTGCGATGTAAGGCTTATGACAGATGAAAAGGCTTACTGGTTAGGACAAGTAAAACATTTAAGAAGTTTACATTATGCATGGGATTTAATGGGACACGAAAGAAAGGTGCTAGAAGGTATTGAAACACTTAGCAAGTATGTAAAGAAATATAAACATATGTGCTTTATGTTAGTTGGTTATAACACTACTTTTGAAGAAGATATGTACAGATTTAAAACATTAACTTCCTTAAAGGTAGACCCATTTGTAATGATTTATAATCAAATACCTGATTTAAGACTTAAACATTTTGCTAGATGGGTTAATAGTAGAATTTATAAGAAATGCACAAATTTTGAAGAATATGGACCTTGGGTAAAGGCTCAAGTGAAATATAATCAACTAACATTCTTTTAGGAGGGAATATGATAAAGACACAATTAATAAACGATAACTTTCAAAACTACAAAAGATATGGAATACCAAAAGCACAACTTGTAATAGCTGATATTCCATATAACGTAGGAGTAAATGCATACGGAAGTAATCCAGAATGGTATGTAGGTGGAGATAATAAAAACGGAGAAAGTAAAAAAGCTGGAAAGATGTTTTTTAATACAGATAACAATTTTAACATAGCTGAATATTTTCACTTTTGTAATAAACTGCTTATAAAAGAACCGAAAGAAAAAGGCAAAGCACCTGCAATGATTGTATTTTGTGCTTTCAACCAAATACAAACTGTGATAAGTTACGGGAAGAAATATGGATTTAAAAATAGTTATCCATTATTCTTTATAAAAAATTACTCACCACAAGTTTTAAAAGCAAATATGAGAATAGTAGGAGCAACTGAATTTGCAGTTGTACTTTACAGGGATAAGTTACCTAAGTTTAATAATAACAAAGAAATGGTTTTTAACTGGATGAAGTGGGAAAGAGACGGAAAAGAATATCCTAAAATACATCCAACTCAAAAGCCTTCTAAAGTTATAAAAAGATTAATTCAATTATTTACTGATGAAGGTGATGTAGTTATAGATCCAGTGGCAGGAAGTGGAATAACACTAAAAGTAGCTAGAGAAATTAATAGAAGTGCATATGGATTTGAAGTAGATAAAAAATTCTATGAAAAAGCACAAAAAGAAATGCTGACAGTTAGTGACCAGTTATGTTTATTTTAGGAGGTGATTGATTGATATTAAGTAGAGTAAATGAAATAGTACATATAGCTAAAATTTATATGATTGTATATAAGTTAGAGCCAATGCAAGCAATAGAATGTGCAATACAGGATGTAGAAAGATATTTGAAGGAGGAAGATTAATGGAAGATAGAAAAGAATCAATAAAAAAAGCATTACTAACAATAAAAAAAGAATGTAGTAGATATGATGAATGCGAAGATGGACAATGCATAATATTGGAATTACTGCCTAGTCTTGATATATGTCCGTTATACCATAATAGTCCAGAAGATTGGGAGATAGAAGAACATGAATAGAGCAATAGCAGACATAATAATCATAGTGGTTATTGGTGCATGGATAGTGAGTAAGTTATATATGTAAGGTGAAAATATGAAGAAAATCTTAGGAGGAAAAGAGAATGCCTGCCCTCTTTGTGGGGGTATGGTGTTCTTCTTAGAAATAGATTATGGAGTAGTCAGTCAATGCAAAGATTGTGGCTGTCTAACTAAAGGTAAAATGAGGGAGGAAGTTAAAATTTATGAAATGCAAACATGCAACAAAAGTGGGGAAACAAATAAAATGTTCTAAAATTAATGACTTATGTATGTTTTTAGATCCTGATGAAAAGAAATGTAGACAACTTAATGGCCAAGGACCTATAAAACAAACTAAACCTGTAGATACAAAGGAAAAGAAAATTGTAAAAAGTACATATTTAGCATTAGCTTTATCATGGTTAAAAATTAAATTCACAAGAGATTATCAAGGAAATTATGTATTTGAAAGAACAGAAAAATTTAACTATGCATGGGCAAAATTAAATCATTTGAGAAAAGAATTAGAAGAATGGGAGGAGGAATAATGGAAAATTTATTTAGTAGATTAAAAGGCGAAAAACTTAAAAGTATGAATTTAATGCAACATGAATTATGTGAATCACCAAGATGCGAAGAATGTAAGAAATATTATACTAAATGCACATTCAGAGAAAGAGAAGATAAAATACAGGAAGCATTTGAAAATTTGGAAGAAAAATTAAAAATATTAATAAAAGGTGATGATAGCGAAATATAAAATATATTAATTTATAATAGGAGGAATATTAACAATGGCAGAATTAAAAGTAAAATTAATGGCTCATACGCCTAATTCAGATGCAATAGTTGCAGCAGCAGCAAAACTTTGTTACTCACCAGTAGGAGTAGACGGAATAATGGAAAAACTTACAGATGAAGAAGTAGCAAAATTTGTAGAACATTTAGTAAGTATGGGACATGAATCTCCAATAGAACATGTTACATTTACTTTCGGAATTGAAGGAATATCAAGAAGTTGTTCTCACCAAATAGTAAGACATAGAATAGCAAGTTTCTCACAACAATCTCAAAGATATGTAAAACTAGATCAATTCGAATACATAATTCCACCAGAGATAGAACAAAACGAACATGCTAAAGAAATATTTGTAGAACATATGAATAATTGTCAAGAAGCATATGACGAGTTAGTATCAACTCTTATTCATAACAAAATGGATAAATTATATCCAACTTGGTTTAGTGATGTAGATAAAGAATTTGATCAATTAGAAAAAGAGGAACAAGCGAAACTAGACTTTTCGCCACTTAATTTATGGGCAAAGTACAATAGAAAAAAATACAATGCAATCGAGAAAGAAGCTATAGAAGATGCTAGATATGTATTTCCTAATGCTTGTGAAACTAAAATGGTTACAACAATGAATGCTAGAAGTTTATATAATCTTTTTAATAAAAGATGTTGCAATCGCGCTCAATGGGAAATTAGACAACTAGCAGATGAAATGCTTAAATTAGTAAAAGAAGTAGCACCTGTATTATTTAAAAATGCTGGAGCACCTTGTACAGTTACAGGTAAATGCCCAGAAGGTAGCATGAGTTGTAAAAATCCTAGAAAGTAGGTGAAATTATGAGACCAACATGGGATGAGTATTTTATGGAAATTGCTGAAATAGTAAAGAAACGCTCAACATGTATTAGAAGACAAGTAGGAGCAGTTATTGTAAAAGATAAACAAATTCTAGCGACTGGTTATAATGGAGCACCTAAAAAATTAAAACATTGTGAAGAAATAGGATGCAAAAGAGAACAACTAAAAATACCATCAGGACAAAGACATGAACTTTGTAGAGCTTTACATGCTGAACAAAATGCTATAATTCAAGCAGCTTACAATGGAGTTAATATAAATCATTCTACGTTATATGTAACTACAAAACCGTGTGTATTATGTGCAAAGATGTGTATAAATGCAGGAATAGAAAAAATAGTTTATTTAGGAGATTATCCTGATGAATTATCAAGTGAAATACTAGAAGAAGCAGAAATTGAATTAGTTAATTTTGATAAAAAATAAAATTAAATAGACTTATAGAAATGGGCTAGCTACTTAATTCTAGCCTGTTTTTTATTGTCGAAAAATAAATTTAAAAAAGTTTCAAATTCGCTTGACTATTGGTAACCAATAGTATATTATATAAGTATAATAAATAATAAGAAAGGGGTTAAGAAAGATGAAAAAGAATTTAATGAAAAAAGCTCATGAAATGACAAGAGAAATAGTTGAAAAATATGGCGATGTAGATTATAGAACTCAGTTAGGTTTATGTTTATCTTTCTTAGCTCAAGAAGGGGAACAAGAAATGAAAATAGAAGGAAAAAGCGAAAAACAAATAAGATATGCTAAAAATTGTAGAGAAACAAGAATAGTACAATTTGAAAGAAAAATAGAAAGATTAGGAGCAAGTGAAGAAAATAGAACAACTTATGAAGTAAGAAAAACTGCTGAAGAATTAGAACTTACAAAAGTTGAAGCATTACAAATAGGCATAAATGTATTAAAAAACATGACAAAAGCTTGGGAAATAATCAATGCTTGTGAATGTGATATAGAAATATTAATATACCACTACGGTCAACATAGATAGGAGGAAGATATATGGAACAAAGAAATTTGAAAGTAAGTTGTTGTAAAGCTGGAGGCAATGCAAGTAAAAATGCATTGTCTTACAAGTTAACTCTTCCAGTAGCATGGATTAAAGAAATGGGTATTGATTCAGAAAATAGAGAAATAACAGCTACTTTTGAAAATAATAAAATAATAATAGAGAAGGGGAAAAGAAATGAATAAATGGTACAGACTAGGTCAAGAGTTTAACAAAAAATTCACTAAGGAACAATTTTTCGAAATTCTAAGAAATAATAATTATACTAATGCACTTGGTTGTATAGGAAAGGACTTCAAAGAAAAAGATTATAAAAAACTTTGCAAGATTGTAGATCTTCCAGAAGAAACAGAAGAGATACATTATAGTTATGGAGAAAGAAAATATTATTTCTACCAAGGATATGACAAAAAATAAGGAGCAAATGCTCCTTCTCTAAACCAGCTACTGAAAGGTAAAGGTCTAAAGCCCTTGTAAATTGGCGATAGGAGAAAAGGCATACTTTCTGACATGATTTAATTGTGCTAGGAAAGTAAAATATATAATATAAAGGCGAAGTTGACAAGTTCTCGTCTAGATAAAAGGTCAACAAAGCAAAGGGGGATTAAAAATGATAAAGTACTTAAGTGTAACAGACGAAAAAGATAAAAAAAGACTACTAAAACAAAGATTAATCTTTGCAGACGTGGAAGAATTCAAGGAATGGAGAGAAGAAATAGGAGAATTTTCTTGGTCAGATGAATATTACAAAATTAGACCTGAAGATTTTGACAAAGAAAAATATTATCTTATAGACTGGGATGGTCATCCTACTTCTGGAGCTATAGATTATGCATTAAGAGAAGGTTATCAACTTTTTACTTGGAAATACACAAAAGAAATCAAAGATGAAGATATGTACTATGTAAGAATTGACCCATATATAGAAGAACATTTACAAAGTTACAGTCAAACAGTTAAGAAGTCACTATTTAGACATAGCGGCTTTTAACATAATCATCGGTTAGCCTTCCGAACAAAAAGGCTTTTTATTTTATTATAAGGAGAAATAAGATGGCTAAGATATATAACGAAAATAAGAATGTCTTAGATGCTGCTTTTGAAAGAATCGAATTTGCATTTAATGAATTTGATTCTATATTTTTATCAGTAAGTGGTGGAAAAGATAGTTCTATAATGATGCAACTAACTGCTAGAAAAGCTAGAGAGCTAGGAAAAAAGTTTTCTATATTATACATTGATTTAGAAGCACAATACAAAGCTACAATAGATCATGTAAAAGTATTAATCGATGAATGTAGCGATGTTCTAGAGGATGTTTATTGGTGTTGTTTACCTCTTAGTTTAAGAAATGCAGTATCAGTTATCCAACCCAAATGGATATGCTGGGATAAAAAAGATAAAGCTAAATGGGTTAGAAATATGCCTACAGGCAAATATAAAAAATATGTAATAAACGAAGATAATTATCCTAAGGAATGGGATTGGTTTGAAAGAGGTATGGAATTTGAAGATTTTATACTATACTTTGCTGATTGGTTTAATAAAAAACATGGAGGGATTACTGGAACTGGCGTAGGAATAAGAAGTGACGAAAGTCTTAATCGTTTTAGAACAATAATTTCAGATAAAAAAGTACGTTATAAAGGAAAACCATGGACCACTCAAGTTAAATTTAAACATATGAAAAATGTTTATAATTTTTATCCTATTTACGACTGGAGAACAGAAGATGACTGGGGTGCAGTAGCTAAATTAGATTTAAAATTCAATGAAATATATGAACTTATGTATAAAAATGGTGTAAGCATACATGAACAAAGACTTTGTCAGCCCTATGGAGACGACCAAAGGAACGGATTAGACCAATTCAAGGCATTAGAATATGAAACATGGGAAAAGGTCCTTAATCGTGTACATGGCGTTAATTTTGGCAATATTTATGCTAGAAGTTCTCTTTTAGGAAATATAAAATCAGAAAAACCATCTAATATGACATGGGAACAATATACAGTATGGTTACTAGAAAGTATTGGGTTATATGCTCCAGAACTTCGTGATCACTATCATAAAAAAATTACAACATTCTTAGATTGGTATGAAAAACATGAAGGAGTCAAACTTCAAGACATAAAAGATGAAGAAGATAGTAAATTAGAATCTGCTAAAAAAGTAGCATCTTGGAGAAGAATTGCTAGAGCTATTGAAAGAAATGACTTTTGGATGAAAAGACTATCTTTCGGTCAAACAAAAGGTGATGTAGAAAGAATGTTTGAACTTAAAAAGAAATATAATAACTTGTTAGATGCAAATGCTACAAATGATAAACATCTAAAACAAGTTGCTGAGAAAATAAATAAAGGAGTAGATTAATATGGAACAATTATCTTTTGATATGAAAATAAATAATGAGTTAAAACTAGAAGATATACTAAACTTGTTAAAAGAAAAAGTCAACTCTATGGAATTGGATGAAAAAGTAGAGGCTATCAACTCTATAAAAGAAGCATTAACAGAGGTTTCACCATTTGAAGAACCTGTTGATTGTGTACGTTGGATAAAAGCTGATAAAGTTAAAGCAAATGAATACAATCCTAATAAAGTTGCTAGTACAGAAATGAAATTACTTCATACATCTATAAAGCTAGATGGTTATACTCAACCTATCGTGGCTTATAAACTTGAAAATGGAGAATATGAAGTTGTTGACGGATTTCATAGAAATAGAATTGGAAAAGAATACAAAGATATAAATAAAAGAATCCACGGATATTTGCCTATAGTTGTATTAGATAAACCATTAGATGAACGTATAGGAAGTACAATAAGACATAATAGAGCTAGAGGAACACATCAAATACGTTCTATGAGTGAAATAGTTTTAGATCTTGCTAAGGCAGGCTGGACTGATGAAGAAATTTGTAAAAAAATAGGAATGGAACTAGATGAGGTAATCAAATTAAAACAAATTACTGGATTAAAAGAAGCATTTCAAAATCATGAATTTAGTAAATCATGGGAGGAATTTGAAAGTAAGTATTATGATTAGGGGGATATTATGAAACTAAAAGAAATGACTGTAGAAGAATTAAAAAGTTTAGCATTAGATATAAAAGAAGAACTAAATAAAAGAATTAGAGATATAAAACAAGCTCAGGCAGAAGTTAATAGAATATTAGATAAAACTTATACGTTCTATTTTAAAACAGAATGTAATGTTAAAAATAAAGGCTACGTAGCAAGATGCACTTATGGCACAAAAGGAATTGAAAGATACTTTTATAATTTGCAAGAAACAAGATGCAGAAATGATGTAGTTATAGAAGGTGATTTTGAAGCTAATGAATTAGATATTTTGGATATAAGATATAGAAATAACAACTACGGCTATTCACAATATTGTATCATTTTAAATGGCAAAATAACTGAAATATGTGATGTAGATGATATACACAAAATTTCTACACTAAAGAGATACTTAAAAGGTGAAATTGTATTTGAAAACTTCTTAGAAATAGTAGGAATAAAAGAAGTGAAAGTTGGTGCTCTAGATGAATTACTTGAAGACTAATTTGTTTAAACACCAGCAACATGCTTTTAACAAACTTAAAAACTTGAAAGCGTGCGCATTATTTATGGATATGGGTACAGGTAAAACAAGAACTGCACTCGAATTAATACAACATAAATTAAATAAAGGTAAAATAACAAGGGTATTTTGGATATGCCCTTGTTCTACTAAAAAGAATTTAATTTCAGATATAAATAAACACTCTATATTCTCTGCTGCTTATATAGAAAATATTCAAGATGAATTTATATGTGTTATAGGAAGTGAAACAATTAGCAAATCAGATAAATATTATTTGAAATTAGTAAGTCTGATTAAACAAAACACACATTCGATGTTAATTCTAGATGAAAGTCATATGTTTAAAAATCCAAAAGCTGTAAGAACAGAAAGAATTTCAAAACTTTCAAATCAAGTTAGCAATAGAATGATATTAACAGGAACTCCAGTTACACAAGGTATATGGGATTTATACAGTCAATTTTATTTTTTACATCCTAAAATACTTGGATATAATAGCTTTTATGCTTTTGCTGCTAATCACTTAGAGTATTCAGAAAAATATCCAGGGCAAATAATTGATACACATAATACAGATTATATAACAAAGAAAATCAATCCTTACGTTTATCAAATTACTAAAAAAGAATGTTTAGATTTACCACTTAAAACTTATACTGATTCATATTTTTATTTTGACGATGATCAAGAAAGAGTTTACAACAAAATAAAACAGTATTTTATAGACAAAATTGATTTAGATAATTTTAATGGTGAATATATTCTTAATATGCTTAACTATTTACATAGAGTAGCAAGTGGATATATAGATTTAGAAATAAAAGAAGAATATTATATAGAAGGTGAAAAATGCAACAGAATAATAGAATTTAAACACAAAAGTTACGATAGATCAATAGAAACAATAGAACAACTTAAATTAACACCAAAAGGAAGCAAAACAATAATATGGCATAAATTTAATAGTGATTTAGAATTATTACAACATGTTTTAGATAAAGAACAAATAAAATATGTTTATGTTAACGGAAAATCAAAATTAAAAGACCGCGAGAAAGCTATAGAACAGTTTAAAGTATCAAAGGATATAAATACATTAGTAGTAAATATAAATGTTGGAAATCTAGGATTAAACTTACAAGAGGCTAACTATATGATATATTACAATTCTACATTTGATTATGCTAAAAGAATACAGTCTGAAGATAGAATATACAGAATAGGTCAAAATAAAAACTGCCATATAATAGATGTATTATCTTACTCTGGAATAGATGGCATGATAGAAAAATCTATAGAAAATAAAAGTAGTTTAGCTAGATGTATAAGACAAGAAATAAACGAAATAAAGGACGATAAAGAAAAAATAGAAGAATTTAAAAAGAAAATACTAAATGAATTTTAAGGAGAATATGATGCAAGAGCAAAGACAATTAAAAGTAAGTTTTAACAAAAGTGGTGGAACTGCTGGAAAAGGTGGAATAACAAATAGAATAACTATTCCAACAATGTGGATCAAAGAAATGGGTATTGATTCAGAAAGCAGAGAGGTAATCGCTACTTTTGACGGGAATAAAATAATTATAGAAAAGAAATAAAAATTAATTAACATACAAAGAGGTGGTTAAATGAATTTATATGATTTTTTTGATGAATTGGATTATATGGGCGTGAGAAGTATTACAATGATGAGAAAAACGTTATGTAAATCAGATTCATGTAAAAAATGTGAAAAATATCCAGATAAATGTACCTACAAAGAAAGACAACTCAGAATAAACTGTTTATTTTTAGAATTAGAAAAAGAATTAGAAATATTAATAAATGGTGATGATAACGAAATAAAAACATTAGAAAAGAAATAATGATTATAAATACTTAATGTATTTAAAATTCATTTAAAACTTAAAAAAAATATGCTATAATTATATTAAGATGCATTAATTGTATCAAAGTAAAGGCAGTCTTTTCAGGACTGTCTTTTTATTTTGAAAAAGGAGATATGTGAAATGAAAGATGTTTTAATAGTAAACTCAGAAACAGAAGATCTCCTAGATAATTTTAGAATAGAAAATGATGAAGAGTTAGTTATTCAGAAACAATCTAAAAAATTAACTCCGAAACAGAAAAGATTAATTAATAGAAAAAATGATTTAAAGAAGTATTGCAACAAGCAAGGAGGCTTTGTTCATATGTTTTATGTAAATAAAAAGTTACTTTTCTACGATTTGGATATTGACAGAGCTAATATAGCAAGAATAATTTATTTAGCTACATATATTGATTATAATGACAGAAAAGAAAATTTGCTTATATTACATAAAAAAAATAATAAAGTAGAACATATGACAAAGAAAGAGATTCAACAAAAACTAGGATTAAAAAGAGATGCTTTTTTAGCTTTTTTAAGTGATATGAAAAAACACAATCTTATTTTTGAAGTAGAAGAAAAGTTTTATCTAAATCCTAAGTATTTTAGTAAAGGTGAAAATTTTTATAAAAATAAAGAGTATGTAAGAATAATGATTAATACAACTAGATATTTGTATGAACATACTACAATTAGGCAGCATAAAACTTTATCCTATGTATTTCAATTAATACCTTATGCAAATTGGAAATTAAATATATTATGTAAAAATCCTTTGGAAGTTGATATTGGAAGGCTGGATAAATTAAGTCTAAAAGATATTTGTGAGTTGTTAGGATTAAGTACAAAACAAAATTCAATGTATCTTTTTAGAGACAGTTTAAGAAAATTTCATATAAAGGTAGATGGGCATAAATATTATTTATTTGCATACTCAAAAGTATATGCAGGAGAAAAAACAAAAGATTATTATATAATAAATCCTCTCGTAATTTGGGGAGGAAACAATACAGAAGAAATAAGAGAAATAATAAATTATTGTTTTTTTAAATAAGTTAGCAAATAAGGGCAATTATACGATTAGCTACCGTATAAGTAAGAACTCGAACTTACAGCCCTTATTTTTTTATATCGAGTAAATATTTATAAAGTCGAGGTTATAGATATGTTAGAAAGAAAATATACAGTTTATAAACATACAAATATCATAAATAAAAAAGTATATATAGGAATAACAAAGCAAAATCCTATTGATCGTTGGAGAAATGGAGAAGGCTATAAAGGACAAATTTTTTATAGAGCTATAAAAAAATATGGTTGGAACAAGTTTGTACATGAAATATTATTTACAGGATTGACGAAGGCAGAAGCTGAGTTATTAGAACAATGTTATATAGAATTGCTAGATTCAAATAAATCATGCAAAGGTTATAATATCGCTCTTGGCGGAAATTTACCTTCTGAAATAACAATAAGTAAAATAAAAGAAACTTTAGGTATTAAAGTTATGAACTTAGAAACAGGTAAAATATATTATTCTATAAGTGAAGCTATAAAAGATACAGGAAATTGCATGACCAATATTCAAAATTCTTGCATAAAAAACAAAATTAACTTAACAAGAAAAGGTTGGATAAAGTTAGAGGATACAAAATTAATAGAAATAAATGACGATAAAAAAATTATTTGTATTAATAATAAAAAAGTATTTAATTCTATAAAAGAATGCTTATTATATTTAAAAAAAGATGATAAACCTTCAGGAATATATAAAGCACTAAATGGAGAAGATGGATGCAAATGCTTTGGAAAAGATCCTGTAACAGGTGAAAAATTAATGTGGGAAAAATTACATATATATGATAACCACATAAAAAGCGGAACTCTAGAAAGTTATTTAAGAACTAAGTTTGCTAAATCTAAAGTAGGAAGAAAAAAACAAAAATAATATGTACAACAACAGGAGAAATTTTTATAGGGTGCAAAGAGGTTGAAACAAAATATGGAATACATAAATCAGCACTTATAAAAGCAATAGACAATCCTAATAAAAGTTCTGGTAGAAATCCAATAACAAATGAAAAACTTAAATGGATGAGGTATGATACATATTTAAAAACCCAGCTCGAACCGACAAAATTAATCCAAAAACCCAGCTCGAACCGATAGTATAAAAAGCCTTCAAAATATTGATTTTCTAATAATTATAAGACTTTTAAAGGTGCTTAACTATTATATGTTATATACAGAACAGAATTTCTCTTAATTGCCTACGGCATAAACCTCTATAAATGTTGCAAATTCAATGTATTTAGCTTATAGAAGGGGATAATATGAAAATAAAAAATGAAGATTACGAAATTATATGCGATACAAGGGAACAAGATACATTAATCCAAGATACTCTTATAAAAAATGGAATACAGGCCACTAGAGAAAAATTAAATACTGGAGATTATGCTATTAGATATCAAAAAGAATATATACCTAATATTTTAATAGAAAGAAAAGCAGGATTAGATGAATTGCTAGGAAACTTAATGGATCCAGTAAAAGACGAAAATAAAGATAACCGTTTTATAAGGGAACTAAAAAGAGCAAAAGAAGCAGGAGTTAAATTATTTTTGCTTATACAAGACAAGGATTATTATATCAAACTTTTAAAAGGTGAATATATAAGCCATGTTCATCCTAACGCTAGCGCGGCTATGGTAATTTCATTAATGGCCAAATTTGATAATCTTCATATTATTGCATGTGATAGAAAAGAATCACCTTCAATGGTCCATAAAATTTTATATTATCACTTAAGAGAAGAAATAAAAAGGAAGGAGGGTAATTGATTATGCCACGAGAAAAAGATTCTAGGTTAACAGAAGACCAATTAATTGCAGCAGAACTATTAGTGTATGGTGCAACTAATAAAGAAGTAGCAGACCAATTAGATGTTTGTGAAAAAACTATAATGCGCTGGAAGAAAAGACCAGAATTCATGGAAGAACTTGATAGACAATATGAAGTTGCTAAAAATAAAGTTGACAATCGTATAATGAAATTCTCTAATCAACTTTTACAAAATATTCTCGACCTATCAAGGTCAGCTAAGAGCGAGAAGGTTAGACTAGATGCAAGCATATACTTACTTAATAGATTAGCTGGAGCTCCAATTTCTAAAGTGGAAACTAAAACAGTTATTACTCCTGAAACTGAAAAAGAAAATAATAATGAACCTTCTTGGGATGACTTTAATGATTCAGATGTTATAGAAGGGAATGTAATAGATATAAAAGATAGTGAAATATCATAAGAGGGAATGTAGGGGGGCGCTTATCGCGGTCCATATTTACGAGGTGTTGCCCTTAAAAAACTATTTAAATAGTTGATTTAATAATATTAAGCTATAAGAACTATTAAGAGAAGGAATATATTACCAATAGAATAAGGACAGGCAAGACAAAGTATAACATCTTAGAAGGGCGCACAGAGGGTATAAGACAACAGAGTGAACAGTAAGACCAGTATAGTAAAAGACAACAGCATTAATAGTACTCTATAAGGTATCAATACTTATAAGTTATGATACACTTTGACATAGTAAGTGATATCAATATGTTTACTTGTCTTATAACTTAGTGTCATAAGTAACCAGGTAAAACAGTGGCCTTTCGGTGGGGTAAAGTGCTCCAGGTAGGGGGGCGGTGCATTCTATACCCCAGTATTTTTAACGCGTGCGCCAAGCCACAGAGAACTGCTCAGCAAAAAATGAGACTTGAGGGGAAAATGAAACCTCAAAAAAAATCCTACAAAAAATTTTTTGGAAACTTGAGAAAAAATAAAAAGCCTACTTAACAGTAGACTCTTTAAGAAGTTGAATAGCTTTATCTAAAAGTTTAGATATTGGAACAGATGATTGGTTAGAATATTCTTTAAGCCATTGATACAACTCTTTATCAATAGCGGAACCAATTGGAACTCTGTTTTTTAAATCTTTTCTTGCCAAAATAATCACCTCGAGTTAATTATAAAATATATTACAACTGATTACAACTGATTGTAACTGATATAAGTTTGTGATATAATATAATTAAGAGGTGAGATAGAATGTATTTTGGAATTTACTCAATAACAAATGTAGTAACAGGTGATATGTATATAGGACAAACGATCCAAGATTTTGAAAAAAGATGGAAAAGCCATATAAGTGCTTTAAATAGAGGTAATCATGATAATGAATATCTTCAAAGAAGTTGGAATAAATATGGAGAAGATGCTTTTAAGTTTAAAGCTATATATTATTGTGATGAACTTGACATTTTAAATGATTTAGAAAAGTATTATATAAAAAAATATGATACTTATAATAATGGATTTAATATGACAGAAGGTGGAGACTATTTTCTAAATGAAATTCCAGAAGAAATACGAAAGAAAAGATTAGAAAATTTAAAGAAAGTAAATAGAGAAAGAAGTGATTATACAGAGCATCAAATTGCTAAGGTTAAGGAAATGTTGTCAGTACTAGAAAATAATCCAATCTCTATAAAGAAAATATCTAAATTAACTGGAGTTAGAGAAAATATCATTTATAGCATTAAAAATCTTGACTCTTGGATAGATGTGAGATCCGATTTAAATGAAAAAATCAAACAATTAAATTTTATAGAGTGTAGAAATAAAAAAATTATAGAGGATTTATATTCTTATAATTATTCTTTAGAAGAACTTTGTAATAAATATAATCTTGCAGAAAATAGCATTAGAACTATTTTTTACAAAGAAAAAATAAAAGATTATGGTAAAGTTTTTAAAGATGTGAAAAATACTCGAATGAAACAAAAATTTTTAAAAGGAATGGAAAAAGGTATCGAAACGTTTATAGATATGGAAAATTTTACTGGACATTCGAGATATACACTTGAAAAAATGTGTGAAAGAGAAGGATTACAAGAGCAATGTAAAAAGCTAAGAAAAATAAGAAATAAAAATATGTATAAGAGCAAAGAAAAAGGAGTTAATTATGATATTAAAAGGAAAAGTTGGTTTTTAAGAATAAATTTTAATGGCAACCAGATACCAATAGGTCATTTTAAAACAGAAAAAGATGCTATAGATGCAAAACAACAGTTAATTCCACATATAAAAACTAATGATTATACTTCTATATTAGCAATAAAAGCTAAATATAGTAAAAAAGTTACTCCTAAGAAAACTATTAAAGCAATAAACATAAAAGATAATTCAGAAGAAATTATTGAAGGAATAGGAGTTTGTGCAAGAAAACTTGATATTCCAAGAAAAAGCATAGAAAAAGTGTTACAAGGAAAACAAAAAACAACTTATGGATATACATTTGTATATGTTTAAATGTTAAAAACAAATATTTAAAGTCCATAAATAGGTTTACAACTTTTAAGACTTATGATACAATATAAGTATAAAAGATAATCATAGGGGGTTGTAAATATGAAATATGGATATGCAAGAGTTAGTACTTATTCACAAAAGAAAGATGGTAACTCATTAGAAAGTCAAAGAGAATTATTATTAAATGAAGGTTGTACAGAGGTATTTTCAGATGCTTATAGTGGATTAAAAACAGATAGACCAGAATTCACTAAACTATTAGGGCTTTTAAAAGAAGGTGACACTTTAGTAGTAACTAAATTAGATAGATTTTCAAGAAGTGCATCAGCTGGAATTAAGTTAATAGATTCACTATTGGAAAAAGGTGTTAAGGTCCACATTCTTAATATAGGGCTTATGGATACAACACCTACTGGAAAGCTTATAAGAAATATCTTCTTCAGTTTCGCAGAGTTTGAAAGAGATATGATCGTAGAAAGAACTCAAGAAGGTAAGGCAATAGCAAAACAGAAACCAGGATTCAAAGACGGTAGAAAAAGAGTTTATGACGAGAAGAAAATTAAACATGCTATGAAACTAAAAGAGGAAGGATACAGCTATAAGCAAGTTACAGAAGTAACAGGAATAAGCAAAGCTACACTAATTAGAAGAATGAAAGAATATCAATAAGAAAATAAATAATACATTTTAAAAGTCAGAGAAATCTGGCTTTTTTTATTAGGAATATGTTCCGATTGAAAAAATATTGTTGGGAGATTAGAATATAATTATCAGTTAAATATTGGGTGTTCGTTCAAAGGTAGGACACAGGATTTTGATTCCTGGAATAATAGTTCGAATCTATTACGCCCAGCCATGTATGTGTTTTAAAAAATAAATCTAAATCTATTTTAGGTAGCTTAGTATCTTTAGGATAGCATTGTGTGAGCAGTGTAAAGGCATGCTGACTACATGCCGCTAGTTAAACTAGTCCATCTAAGCAGAACTGAATGTCCAACGTCTTCATGAATTGATAGTAGTGGAGATAACTACGTAACCCAAGAGGGACAGTCTTCGAAAAGGCGAACCGTATATCGAAGATTTTCAGGTGGCACTGAATAATTTACCTCACGCCAAATTGGTCATGTAGCGAGACATAATCAGGAGGTTATATAGTCCGATGCTGATAACAAAGGGCACTAACCATTGTTAATAGTGAAACAGTGAAAGGGCTGGAGTATGTATTAACAACGTGGAGTAAGAATTCAATGAAACACACTGATGTTGTGAAGTATTTCGTGTCTCAAAAGGAAACGAATCTTCAAGAACAGCACAACGTCTGTCAAATTTAATTCAGATTTATACAGGCATAGAGAATATTAATTTTGGATGATAAATTGTCTATGATAACAAAACAATAAAAGGAAAAGTCTGTTCCCTTATAGTATGAAAGTGGCTTAATACTAGAATATCATTGCATGATATAATCTAGTGCGTAACACCTCCCAAGGGTGAATCGTTTAACATGAAGTTGCATGGTGGTTTTGCAAACCTTTGTTGCTCGCAAGGCAGACAGAATACGAAGTGTTGAGTAGTACTATAGTAGAGTGCCTCGTGTTAGGGTTTTGTGGCACTATAAAATTACAACCAGTCATGGACAATACGTATTAGGTGCGTGGATAAACGGAGAATAAATAATGCCGTGAAAGGTGTCTACAGAAGGCTCTAATCTCAAGCCTTCTAATAGATATTGGCTTATAGCTCAACGGATAGAGCACATGGCTACGGACCATGGTTTGTTGTGAGTTCGAATCTCACTAAGCCAGCCATTAAATTTAAAGGGAGAATGTCTATGAAATTATATGAATTAGCTTATTTAAATGTTGAAAAAGATAAAAACTCTAGAAATTTTGGGGTTATGAATAAATTTATCAATGGAAAAACGTCTCACAATATCGTTAAAAAGAGTAAGCAAGAAAAAGAAGAAGTTATTTGTTACCTAAATGGTAGAGCAATGACTAAAAGCAAACTAGAAAAGACTTTTCCTAAGAAGAAAAATAAATCAAAGAAGAAAAAATATGTTAAAAAGAAAAATACAAAAGAGTAGTTATTAATTGGCTGCTCTTTTTTTATGTAAATAAATTCAGAAGGGAGTGATTAGATGATTTATTTTGATGATATAGAGTTTACTGATGATAATAAATACTCGATATACTTGATTGATAAGTATTTAAAGAAATATTTTCCTAAAAATCAGGATAATATTAGAAGGAAATACACTCCTAACGAGGTTGCAAAGGTAATCGGAGAAAAGGATATAACATTTTTTAGTTTATATTTTCTTAGAACGACTTTCGTGCCAAGTGATGACAACAGTGCAAGGGAATTATGTGAAGAACATTATAAAATATGGAGAGTTCTCTCGGAGGCTTTTGTACAGGATTTATACGATAAACTTAATATAGTAGAGCCTAGGGGACTTGCTAAGTCAACTATATGTGATAAAACACTTGCAATATGGTTACATTGCTATAAAAAATCAAAGTTTACTCTATTAGGAGCCAAAACTGCAGATGATGCCGAGCAATTCTTAAATTCTATAAAGAAAGAGTTTTTAGAAAATGAGCTTATAAAAGATGTATTTGGAAACTTAATAGATTTAAAAGGTAAAAAGCCTAATTCGAAAGATTATTACAAGGTTAACTCAGGTGAAATTGAGTTTACTAATGACACATATATAAGGGCAGTAGGGTCAACCACTTCTGTTCGTGGTGCTAACTGGGGAGGTGTAAGGCCTACTGTTGTTATAGCGGATAAAAATATAATTGTCCGTAGGTTATAGAAATATAACTTATAGAATCGGTGGAATTAATGTAGAAGCCTAAATTTAATATTGATAATGATATAACTTTCAATCTGATTATGATATAATATAATTAAGAGGTGATTGTTATGAAGAGATTAACTTTTGAATATGTAAAAGAATGGGTTGAAAACAATTCTGAATGTATTTTGTTATCAACTGAATATAAAAATGCTAAAACAAAATTAAAATTTAAATGTAAATGTGGTAAAGAATTTGAAAGAACTTGGGATTCTTTTAAAAGGGATAAATTTCATTTATGTAAATCATGTTCTAATACTGTAGAGGTAAAAGGAGTACCTTCTCAATATATAACTAAAGGGATTGCTAAGAAACCATTAGAAGAAGTAATTAAAATAGTTGAAGAAATAGGCTGTAAGTATATAAGAAGATATACAAAAAAAGGAACAAGAAGTACTATAGTTGAATTTGAATGTCCTTACCATGGTTTACAGAAAGTATTTTGGACTAATCTAGAAAAAAGAAGATGTTGTCCTCAATGTAACGAATATAATAAACAAAATTCTAGACTATCACAAAAGGTTGAAAAATACCTTATTGAAAATAATATTGAATATATTAGAGAGTATAAATTTGATAATTGCAAAAATAAAAGACCTCTGCCTTTTGATTTCTACATACCATCACTAAAAATGGTTATTGAAGTTAATGGTAGACAACATTACGAAAAAGCTTATTTTGGAGGATGTACTGAAGAAGAAGCAGAGAAAAAATTAATAACTACTAAAAAACATGATGCTATTAAAATTGAATTTTGTAAAAAAAATAATATTAAATATATAGAAATTCCATTTTTTACAGATGATAAAAACTTTACATATATCAATATATTAAACAAGGTAATACTAGGGGAAGTTACAGTTTAAAAGCTGATAACACACGCAGAGCATAGGCATTGAACCTATGCTTTTATTATTATGTAAAAGTATAGAATATAATATGCCCACGAGCCACCGACACGATTATTTATAGAGTAATCTGAGAACCTAACGTTAAACGAGGGTGAAAATGTATGCCGAGCTATATGGAAACATATAGAACTAGAGGATAAAAAGCCACTAGGATAACAAAATGGATTATCAATCCGAAGTTGATGTTATAACTGAAGATGCTAGAGAAAAGAAATGGAATAGATGGTGTAAAGAAGTAGAGGAAGTTGGAGATACTGCAGTATTTAGAAAAGGTAAAAAAGTTAAATCAGCAACTAAGTTTGTAAGTATAGGAACTGTTTTACATATTGATTGCTTAATAAGTAAACTTAGCAGAAATAGAGATTATCATACTATTATGAATAGAGCTGTTTTATTAGAAGATGGCCAAACAATAGATGATATATTTGAAAGTGATTTATGGATTAAATGTAAAAAGATTTATTTTGACGATAAAATAGAAGATCCTCAAATACAAGCTAGAAAATTTTATGAAAAACATAAAGAAGAAATGAAATATCCTGTTTTATGGGAAGAAAAATGGGATTTTTTTATAGATATAGCAGTTAAATACTGGAGTAATAGAAAATCATTTATGTCAGAAAAAATGAATGATGCTAGTAGTATAGGTGAAAAATGGTTTAAATCTATAAGAACTCAATCAGTAGAGGAAATAGAGGACCATATTTTTTTAAAAACAATGCTTTGTGTTGACCCAGCGGGAGATAATTCTTCTAATAAGAAAAAGAAAACTGACTCATTTGCAATGATAGTAGGTTCATTAGGAGAAAATGACTTTAAATATATCAGAAGAATGGTACTTGAAAAAATGAGTTTCACAGAGTATTGTAATACAATTATTGATATTTTATTAGAATTTACAGATATAACTCATATATCTATAGAAAGAAATACCTACTTAGGTTCAGATGTAACTACTATACAACAAATGATTGAAAAGATACCTGAACTAAAGAAAAGAAATTTAATATTTATTAATGATATGAATAATAAAAATAAAGATAATCGTATTGCAACTATACAAGATCCAGTTAATAATGGCCAAATAATATTTGCAGATAATAATAAAGCATTTACAGATCAGATATTAGACTTTCAAGGAACAGCATATACACTACATGATGATGCTGCAGATGTTGTTTCTGATTTTGCAAATAAAATACTAAAAATAAAAACAAAAAATATAATTAGGTTCATGGATAGAAGGAGATTGGGTGTGTAAATGAAAAAATATAAGCCTATCGATGAAGTTATAAGTGTTTATGATGTTCCTAAAGAATTATGGGAATCTGAAAGTTTAATGAAAGAAAAACCGAACTGGAATAAAACAAATTATACCGAGTCGGAAAAAATATACCAAAATAAAGAATTTATTATACTGAAAGTTAAAAGTAATAAAAAAATTGGATTTATTGTATATAATACGAAAAAAGAATGGGAAAATGGTCATTCTCATTTAAATTCTAGAACTATTGCAGAAATAGTAATAAAAAATGTAATTTACAAAAGAAAACCTAAAACGAATAATTTATATATACTTAAAAGTCATGCAAGAGTTTCAAATGATGAAAAATACATAAAATTTATTGAAGATTTAATAAAAGTTAAAAAAAGTAAAACTAAAAATAATTATATAAATAAAAAAGGAGGCCGAAAATAATGCAGACTGTAGCAGAAATCGTAGATGGTCTAAAAAAAGGAATGGCTTTAGATTTGAATATTCCTGATCATTTAAATTTTGTCAGATATATGTATCAATGTTTTGAGTCTGATTTACATAAATATCAAAAAATGTATGACTATTATAAAGGCAATACAGATGCTATGGCCGATTACAAAACAATTACACAAAGGTCGAATTTAAAAGTAAATACTAATTTTTTTAAAAAATTTGTAAAGGAAGAGGTCTCTTATACTGTAGGAAATCCTATTACTTATGAAAGTAAAGAACAACCAGGTTTATTGGATGAATTAACATCAACTATGGCTTTATGGAATAAAAATCATGATAGTGACTTAATGAAATACATGGTTATATTTACAAAAGTATTTGAACTTTATCGATATGATGAAGAAGGTTTTAAAAGTGTTATTTCAACTCCTTTAACAGGATATGCATATCAAGATGAATATGACAATGTTTTGTTTTATATGGATGTAAAAGTAGAACATTTAGATGTAGATGTTTATCATATAGATGTTTATACAAAAAAATGTATTTATCATTTAGATAGAGAGTTTAATCAAGTTGAACCTCCAACAAACCATAGATTTGGTACAATACCTGTTTCAGTAGGAAAATTAACTGAAGAACTAACAGAAGATAGTTTATATAAAGACTTAAAAGGTTTACAAGATGCTTATGAAACTAATTTATCTGATTTAGGAAATGAAATTTCAGACTTTAGAAACGCATATATGGTTATGACAGATTGTGAATTTGAAGAAGAAAAAATAGTTGTTGATGAAGAAACCGGAAAAGAAATGAAAATAGATCCAATTTTAGAAATGAAGAAAAAAGGCATCTTAATGGTAGGTAAAGAAGGTAAAATTCAATGGTTAATTAAGCAAATTAACGATACTTTTGTACAAAATACGCTAGACAGATATAAAGATGATATGTATCAAATAAGTTGTCATATAAATCACAACGAAAGATTACAATCAAATTTAAGCGGAATTACACTTAGAAGTAGATTAATAGCACTGGAAAATAAATGTGCACTTCAAATAAATGCTCACTCAAATATAGTTACAAATAGATTGAAATTTTGGTGCAATTATATAAATTACTTCAAAGCAAAGAATTTTGATTGGAAAAAAATAAAAATTATTTATACTGCAAATATCCCTCAAGATGATTTAGCTACAGCTCAAATGCTTAGTCAAGTTCCTCCTGGAGTTATTTCCAAGAGAACAGCATCAAGTAGATTTGGATTTATAGTAGATTTAGATGCTGAACAAAGACAAATTGCAAGAGAATATGAAGAAGAAATGAAGAGGGAAGATGAAAGTTTAGGTGAATTGTATGGCGACAAACACCAACACACAGAAGCAAACATCGAAGAATAGAAGTGCTGAAGAAACTAAAAGTTTCATGGAAAAAGCATATAATCAGGCCGAACAGGAACTTGAAAAATATCTTAAAAAGATGAATAAAACAGATAAGCAGATTAGAGAGTTGATGGAAACTGCTAATTTTGCTTATCAAATAGAAAAAACATCAAAAGATTACGAAAGTGCTGAAAGATTTATTGTTATAGCAGTTCTATCAATGCTTAATAACGAAGATGAATGGCTTGAAGATTTAATAGATAACTTCTTTGATGAAATGTTTGAAGAAATTGTAGAGTATTTTGGATATTTTGTAGACAATGAAGAAAAGCAGAAAATATTAAATAGAAAATACGAAGGTAAAACGTATAAGCAAAGAATACAAAGCAATATGGCTAAAATAAATAATCGAACTAAAAAAAGATTGAAAATAGCTTATAACAAGAAGAATTTATACAATATTGCATCATGGCTAACACAAAGACAAAAGATGAGTAGAAAAAGAGCAAGAGGAATATTGATATCTGAGCTTAGTAGAATAGCAAATGATATCTTTATTTATTGTAATAGAGATAAAAAATTTATGTATTGTTCAGTTTTAGAAGAAAGAACATGTAGTGATTGTGAAAGTATGCATGGTGTTACTTTAAGTGCTGAAGAAGCTTATGATTTAATACCGCAGCATAACTTCTGTAAATGTTACTTTATAGTTATAAGATGATAGGAGAATGTTAATGAAAAAAGTATTTATATCTCAACCAATGAGAGGATTAACCGATGAAGAAATATTAGAAAAAAGAAGTGAAATAAAAAAAGATATAGAAACCAAAATAAACGAAGAAATAGAATTTATAGATTCGTTTTTACAAGATTATCCTGGAGAAATTAATAAACATATACCAGTTTGGTACTTAGGTAAATCAATACAATTATTATCTCAAGCAGATATGATATATCTCGGAGAAGGTTGGGATAAAGCAAGAGGATGTAAAATAGAATATGAAATAGCAAAAGCATATGGAATAAATATAATAGGTTGTTAGGAGGATACCATGAACGAACAACAATTTTTAGATTGGTGTAAAGACGAAGTTGTAAAATATACGAATAATCATTTAGATAAATCTGATAACAAGCAAATAACAAAAGATGACGTGTTTATGGTTTGGTGTGCTAAAGTTTTACAAAATAACAAAGCATTATTAAGTACAACTTTATTTGACGGAATGTATTATGAATGTACATACAATGGAGATAAAAAAGAAATGTACATAGATGCTTATAAGAAATGGGAGAATTACAAAGTTGAGCAAAAATAAGTATGGAAAAGAAGATTATGATTTCCTTTTAGGCATATATGCCTTTGTAGGAGTATACGCTCTAGCATACACAATATTTTCAATAGTATTAGCAATACTTCATATACATCTATCAAATGCTATAGACTGGATAGCAAGTATTGTTCTATCAATACTTAGTATTGTTTATGTAGTAAGAGTGAATATAAAAAGAACAGAATTGATAGAAAAAAAGAAGGAATAGTATGTTTGATATAAAACAATTATTAGGACTATCTAAAGCAGGGGAGGTGAATTATATGTTACCATGCTATTGGAATGTAGAAAGTTTTAGTGAATATGTAAGAAGAATGCAAGGAATAAGTAAAAAGACTAAATGGAAAAGAAATAGAAGATAGGAGAATAAAATGAGCGATTCTCAAAATAATACAAATCCTTTACATAAAGTTAGTATTAAAGGTACAAAAGAAGAATTTGAGTTAAAATTAGATGATTTTGAAATAAAAGGTATTACTGGTTATAAAATAACAAGTACTACAAATGATTTTACAAGGCTTGAACTTGAATTAATTGTATCTGAAATAAATACATAATTTTAACAAAGAGGTTTACATAATTCGACCTTCTAAAATCGATTTTAAGGTACTTGTAAAAAGTCCTTTGATAGTTTATACATTTGGAAATAAATAGAAATTACATAAAGGATGATTAAATGGAAAAATTATTTAATTTTGTATCATTACCTTGTGATGCTATAGAAGTTAAAGTAATAAAAAGACCAAAACAGAAACCTTTAAAGAAACTAAAATTAAATGGTGCTACTTATTATTTATCTGAAGATGATGAAAATTATTATACTTTCATATATAAAAGTTTCGCTAAGGATAAAGCAAAAAGCAAGTAGCAGCCAGTATATTCAACAAAGCAAAGTGTAAAAATGCAGATTGGTTTGAGTTAGCTCAATTATACAACGATAAGATAAATGAGTATAATCAAAAATCTTATGTACATGAACAATATATCACAGATACAATATTTACCGAAATATATAAATTAACAAGATAATAAAAGCCCGAGAGGGCTTATTTTTATGCTCCGAAACGAGGGTAAACTAAGTACTTTGGGGGCTAGTACTTCGAGGGACTAAATTCTTATTTAAATACTATGAGGGCTAGTACTTCATGGGGAAAGAGGTAAAAATGATAATCAAAAAAGATTTGTTAGAAAAATTAAACGATATAGATGAAACTGCCGATGTTACTGAAGTTTTAAAAGGGATTGATGGAATAGCAGAAGTTAAAGAAATACCTTTTGATGTTAACAAATTAACTGTTGAAGATTATAAAAATATCCTTGAAACAAATAAAGCAATACAAGGATATAACCAATCTCAATTAGACAGTGCAGTATCTAAAGGAGTTGAAAGTTTTAAAACTAAAAAGATGCCAGGAATTATAGAAAGTGAAATAAAAAAGGCAACTGCTCCAAAACACGAAACTCCTGAACAAAAGGCTCAAAGAGAACAAATGGAAGCTATGGAAACAAGACTTAAAGAAATGGAAGAAAAAAATGCTGCAACAGAAAAGAAAAATGCAGAGAATGAAGCTAAGTTAGCTCATGAAGGTAGAATCAAAGAAAGTCGTACTTATCTAGCAGAAATGAAATATCCAAAACAAGTCGAAAATTTCTTAGAGTTTGTAGTTGGTGAGGATATGGATATCAGTAAACAGAATATAGATAAATTAGCTAATGCATTTAGCGAATACGGACAAGAAGTCCTTAAAACTGATATGACAAATAATCCGTTTAATCCTAGTGGTGGGGGAAATGGAGATTCTGTTGATCCTGTTCAAGCTCAAGTAAATCAAATTTTAGGCTTGTCATAAAAATAAATTAATTAGGAGGTGTTTAGCATGGCTAACACAATATCATATGCTCAAATTTTACAAAATGCATTAGACAAACAAATGGTACATGAATCATTGACAGGCTGGATGGATGCCAATGCAGGTCAAGTTAAATATAACGGTGGTAAAGAAGTTAAAATACCTCAATTATCAATGGACGGACTTGCTAACTATGACAGACAAGCTGATAGTGGATATACTAAAGGATCTATCAAATACGAATACAAAACTTACACAATGACACAAGATAGAGGACGTAAATTCCAAATAGATTCTCAAGATGTTGATGAAACTAACTTTGTATTAACAGCAACAACAATCATGGGTGAATTTCAAAGAACTAAAGTTATACCTGAAGTAGATGCTTATAGATTAAGTAAATTAGCAACAACTGCTATGGGTGTAGCTAATGATGAAAATGTAGAATATGGATATACTGTAGCAAATTCAACTGTTATAGCTAAAATAAAAAAAGGTATAAAAACATTAAGAGAAAAATGCCATAATGGAACACTAGTTATTATGTGTAACTATGATACACAACTAGCTATAGAAGAAGCTGCATTAGGTAAATTAGCATCTGTATCTTTTTCTCAAGGTGGAATAAACACTAAAGTTCCAGCTATTGATGGATGCCCAATTATACCAGTTCCACAAAATAGATTATACAGTGCAATACAATTATATGATGGTTCGACTAGTGGTCAAACTACTGGCGGATACATTAAAGCAACTTCTGGATTAGATGTTAACTTTTTAATCATGCCTTTAGATTTACCTTTAGCAGTAACTAAACAAGATATCATGAGAATATTTGACCCTGAAACTAACCAAAGTGCAAATGCATGGGCTATGGACTACAGAAGATACCATGATTTATGGGTATTAGAAAGCAAAAAAGAGGGGGTATATGCTAATATAAAAGATGCAAAACCTACTCAATCTGAAAGTCATTAGTTTGATTCTTTCATGTTTGAAATAAAAAAAGAAAATGTTCATAGAACAGTAGAAACCATAGAACAGGCAAAAAAATATATTGCTGAAGGTTATGAATTAGTTCAAAATATCGACAACTCAGAGGAAAAATCCGAAATAATAGATTTAGATTCTTTAAAATATAATGAGTTAAAGAATTTAGCTAAAGAAAAAAAAGTTAAAGGCTATACAACACTGACAAAATCAGATTTAGTTAAAATTTTAAAGGAGTTGTTTTAAATGACTAACTTGGATTTTATATTACAAAAAAAGTTTCCTAACGAAAGCGAATCAAGTTTAGTCATTCATAAACAACTTGCTACTCAAAAGCTATTACTTTATTTTAAGAATAGACTTAATAGAACTATAACAGCTGAACAATTAGAAACAGAGTATCAACCTGCTCTGTTTCTTTTAATTTCTAATGCAGTTAATTATTCAAGTGTGAGAGGTGTAAAATCAATTTCTCAAGGAAATAAGAAAACTACATTTGATGAAAGTGTTAGTTCTAGCGGTGCTTATGATATAACTGATGAGATTAAGGAACTTTTACCTGTAGCAGTAGTTAAATTGAGAGGTTAGGTGGTAAATATGTTCGGCTATAACGAAGACAGTGCAACTTTATTCAATATATCTTTGGATGAAAATCGAAAACCTATTTATCACCGAACTTATTTAACGGGCATCGATTGGCAACAAGCTACAGGAGTTAAATTTTTAAAGACAACTGGTTCATCTGCAGATATAGACAATAAAATATTAGTATTTGTAAATTATGGGACTTATGAAGGTAAAACTTACATAGGTCCTAAAAAATTTAGTCAACTCGAAGATAAAAGTAATTATTATACATTCAACGAAGGAGAAGATATTCTCTTAAAAGGAATACATGACATTGAAATTACAAATTCTCAAGAGTTTAATGATATTCAAAAAAACTATGATGATGTAGTTAAAATCATCAATGTTACTAAGTGTGAATTAACAAAACACTTTGAACTAGGATGTGAGTAAAATGGCAACTTTAAAAGCAAAAGTTACTGTTAATATAGACTATGACAAAATTGTAAATCAAAGTAAATTAAATAGAGCGCAAAAACAACTCGTAAACCTAGTAAGAACAAAAGCCGACCCATACGTACCTTATTTATCAGGAGATTTAAAAAATACTGCTCAAGAAAACAAAAAAAGTATTGTATATGCTAGTTATCATGGGGGTACAAAGTCATATGCTGCTATTAACTACTATACTAACAGAGGTATGGGTAGAGAAGGTTTAAACCGTGGTGGCAAAAGAGGTAAACAATGGATAAATCGTATGTGGGTTAATGAAGGAGATGCAATAGTAAATGAAATTGCAAATACAATAGGAGGGAAAGCAAGTAAATGACAATTAGTTTAGATAAAATAGAAAATAGAACTATTACAGATAAAATAATAGAATTTTTCTTAAAATGCCCTCTAATAGACGATAAATCTCCTATTTCTGCTGATTACATAGGTGATGAAATAGGCACTTACTCAGTAGATGGTTCGCCTTCGGAAACTATTTTAAAATCTTATATTGATGGTTCTACAGAACGACAATTAATTTTTGATTTTACTAGTAGAGAAAGTGTTGAGGCATACAATAATGAGAAAAATATTACTTTTTATGAAAAATTAGCCGAATGGGTAGAAACTCAAAATAACGAAGGTATTTTACCAGAGTTAAATTACCCACTTATAGCTGAAGAAATAAAAGTATTAACACATGGATATGTCGAGCAAATGAGCGCAAATAAAGCAATTTATGTTATTCAAATGAAACTAGTATATAAAAAAAGGATTGTATAGAAGGAGGTTAATATTATGGCATTAATGAGAAAAGATGTTGCAGACTACTTAAATGTAGGTACTAGTGAAGCAGAAGAATATGTTTTACTAGGATATGGGTTTGAAAGTTTAGATGAAGAACCTGGAGCACAAACTGATACAACTTGTTATATAAATGATGAAACATCTTCTACTTCTGTAACAAAATATGAAACAAAATTTCCATATGTTTCTGAAATGATACCAGATGAAAAAGGAATAAAGAATTTATGGTCAACTGGTAGAAATCATGAAGTTGGAACAGCTGCAGAAAGAGATTTCGTCCGTGTAGATATGTATGATCCTGTTTCAGGAAGTGAAGGAACTTATCAAGCAAGAAAATTTAGAGTTTCAAACGAAGTTTCTAAATTTAGTGGTGATGGTGGTGAAAAAATAAAAGTTGAAGGAAGTTTAAATGCTATAGGAAAAGTAGTTCAAGGTACTTTTAATGTTTCAACAAAAACTTTTACAGAAGCTCAACCAGCAACTCAAAGTGATACTAACAATGCTCAAAGTGTTGTTAATGAACCTATTGAAGAAAATCCATTAAGTTAATTAAAATTAGGGAGGTTAAAATATGAACGATTATACAAAATTTAATATATTAGGTGTGGAATTAGAATTTGATTTTTTAGATTTAGATGAAAAAGAATTTTTTGAATCAGTTTTTTTAGAAACAAACAAGAAAATATCAGAAATATCTAAAGATGATAAAGATTTTCCTATTGAAAGTGCTAGAAAATATTGTGAAAGCATAATTAGCTTATTTGAAGAATTGTTCGGAGAGGAAAAAACCTATGATATTTTTTCAGGTAAATGCAATTTAATGAAATGTACCACAGCTATAAAGGAATTAGCAAAAGCTAAATTAGAACAAGATAAAGCATTTGAAACAGAATTAAAATCTGTTACTACTATTTCTGAAGAAGTATTCGGAGAGGAAGAAATATCTATTAATAGACAACAACGTAGAGCTATTGAAAGAAATAAGAAAAAATATAACTAATGAGTATAAATATTTTAACCGATTTTTTACCTACGAAAGTTGAAATAGAAGGAGTGCGATATCCAATTAACTGGGATTTTCGCACTTCTATTTTATTTGAACAGTTAATGTTAAATAATAATATTAGTGAAAAAGAAAAATCAAATGAGGCTCTACAATTATATTATGGTTATGAAATAGATACGATTAAATATATTAATAATAATAATATTAATCAATTTGTTGAAGAAATGTTATTATTTTATAAGTGCGGGAAAGAAATTATTAGTGCTAACGAAGATTCAAAAGACAATGAAAGCTCTAGTAAAAATGAAACTATCTATAGTTTTGAACATGATGATTTTTATATTTATAGTGCATTTATGCATGATTATCACATTGATTTACAAGATATTGAGGGATTACACTGGTGGAAATTTAAAGCATTATTTAATTCCTTATCAAGTGATTGTAAATTCATAAAAATATTAGAATATAGAAGTGTTGATTTATCTGAGATACAAGATAAACAACAAAAGAATTTCTATAGAAAAATGAAAAAGCTTTATGCTTTACCTCAATCATTAGAAGAAAAGAAAAAACAAGCATTAATAACAGAAATGCTATTAAAAGGTGAAGATCCTAGAGAATTATTAAGACAATAGTTAGGTTTTGTACTATAATGTTATTATAGGGGGGAGTATAGTATGAGAAGAAACTCTGGGTCTAATATAAAAAACATTTTTATTGTAATAATAGCCTTTTTAAGTATCGCTATAATAATTGCTGCAATTAGTGCAATAACTAATAAAAAAAGCAGTGTTGCTATAGAAAATTCTAATATTGAAGAAAATCAAGTATTAAGTGATAGTGAAACCGTAAAACTTTTTTCAAAATATCATAAACTTTATGATGATAGTATAGAGTTAATAAACAGTGGTATAAGTGGGAAAATATCAAAAAAAATATTTAATAATACAAAAGGATTAAGTAATGAAATAAGGGACCTTAATCTAAAAGAAAGTTATAAAGCTGAACAAAACAATCTTGCTATAACTTTTGATTATTTAAATAAATCCATGAAAGCTTATAACGATTATGTTTATTTTCAAAGTAAAAGAGTAGATAAATTTGATACAAGTTATCGCCATTGTTTAGATGAATATAATACTTATCTTAGAAAATCTGAATCTCATTATGATTTAATAGATTAATTGATTTATAGAACACTTCGGTGTTCTTTTTTTATGCCTAAAAGGAGGTGAGAGTATGGCAGCGGATGGAAAAGTTGTTATAGAAGTTGAATTAAAATCTGATCAAGTCGAAGGTCAGTTGAATGAACTTAAAAATGCTTTTGCTGATTTAGGTGGAGTTGGAAAAGTGTTCGGAGAGATGAGTTCTTTTGTTGGAACTTTTTCAAATACTTTTAAAGCATTAAGTGGAATTGTTGGCCCAGTTGCAGCAGGAGTTGTTGCAGCAGTAACTACAATGGTAACTGCTTTTTCAAAGTTATATGATGCTAGTAAACAAAATTTCTTTGAAAACTTGCAGAATATATCTGAAAAATTACAACCAATTGTTGATATTGTTCAAAATGCAACAAGTACTATCTTAGATTGTTTTAGTCAAGTTACAGATTTTAATTTTGATTTCAGTTCCTTAATGGCAGATGCTATTGAATTTGAAAGTTCAATGGCTCGTGTGTCAGCAATTATGGGTGTTACTGGAAAAGATATTGAAGTCTTAACAGAAACAACTAGACAATACGGGGCAACCACTAGGTACACTAGTACAGAGGTAAGTGAAGCTTTTAGCTATATGGGTATGGCAGGATTTTCATTACAAGAGTCTCTTGCGTCAATACAAGATGTTTTAAATTTAACTACCATCGGTGCCACCGAACTCGGCACTGCCAGTGATATCGTGACTAAAAAATTGGTCGGTTTAGTAGAAATACTATTCAAAAAACATTCGGTGAATTGCTGGAAAGCTAAGTTAATATTGATACTACAAATTAATAATTAATATGCTAATCAGCAACCAAGCCATGGAAAGCCATAAAAGTACATGGAAGGTTCAGAGACTAGGAGAATGAATAGGCGAATAATAATTTCTCCCACGAGCGCCGAACACCTTAACAAGTAAAGTTGAAGGTGATGATATAGTCCCATCCTCTTATGAAAATAAGAGTTCTAGGATAAAGAGCCTAGATATAAGATAATGGATGGTTTAACTGCAATGAACATGTCTGCATCTCAAGCATCAAATTTCGTAGATTATATGGCAGCAACTATTACTCGTAGTAATACAACTGTTGAATTAATGGGTAGACGTTTTGCCCATGTAAAAACTCTTTAATTCGGTGAAGGCTAAGTTGAGTATTGATTATTAATATTCAATATGTTAATACCGAGCCAAGACTTTACAGAAATGTAAGTAAGGTGTAACGACTAGATAAAGTAACCTAAACAGTTTTGCATGGTGAAATATCCACGAACAGGAGTGATTTATTCAAGATTGAATAATGAAAGATATAGTCTAAACTATATGGAAACATATAGAGCATAGGATAAAGAGCCTATGGTTAATCACAAAAATTGGAAACAATGAAGTACGCCGGTTCAGTAGCTGGGACATTGGGCGTTTCTATGGATGATTTATCAGTTGCTATCGGTCTAATGGCGAATTCATCAATAAAAGGAAGTCGTGCAGGGACTGCAATGAGAACATTGTTGGCAAATTTAAGTGCACCTACTGAAACCGTAGCAAAAGCTATGGATAAATACGGAATAGGACTTGTTACTGCGAAAGATGGTTCAGTTGACTTAGATAAAACATTAAGAAATTTAAGAAGTAGTTTAAAATCATTACCTTTAGTTGAACAAGCAGCAGCATGTAAGGATTTAGCTGGTAAAACAGGTATGACAGGGTTACTATCAATTGTTAATGCAACAGATGATGCATATGATAGCTTAACTGACAGTGTACAAAACTCTACTCAAACAGTTTCTTATTGGAATCAAAATTTAGGAGAAGCAGGAGTTACTGGAGAAGAATGTAGTAAAAGAATAGATAACTTAAAAGAAGTTTTAAGTCAAACAGAATATTTAGGTGCTGCATTCAACATGACTACACAAGATATGGCTTTAGCATTACAAGTTTTAGGTTCTGATGCGAAAGTAACAACAAAAAATGTTGAAGATTTATTTAGTGTATTAGATGCAATGAGAAATCCTACAAAATCTCAGAAAAAACAATTTAAAGAATTAGGATTAAGTTACAGAGAAATTAATGATGATGCTTTTGACTATAGTGCTACTTGTGACATGATCAATGAAAACACAAAAGGAATAGTAGACAATGCTAAAGGTTTAAAAGATGTTGTATCTAAACAAGAAATAATAGATAAATTAAATCCGGATATGTCACTTAAAGAAGCTAATAAAGTATTAAAAGACTATGGAATGTCTGCTAAAAGTGCATCTACTGGTCAAATAGACTTAATAGCAAATTTAACTCAGTTAAGAGAAAAATTTGGCAACATGGATCAAGCAACTAGAGAACAAACTTTAACTAATTTAGGTTTATCTGATTCTCTAGATGAAATAAATGAAATATGTGGTTTATCTGATGAACAATTCAAATTATATTGTGACAATTTAAATTTAGTAACTGGATTATCTGAAAAAATGGCAAAAGCTATGGATGAAACAACTAAGAATAAATTATTAATTTTATCGTCTGCTTTACAAGATGTTGCAATACAAGGATTTGAGTTCTTAAAACCTGCTATTCAATCTACTTCTGAAAAATTAGCTGAGTTTTTCAGTGTTTGGAGAAGTGGAAATAAAGAAGGTAATGTAGAAGATGGCCAAGTCTTATATACATTTGATAATTTCAAAAAAGCATTAGACAATATGCTTGGATATATAAGAAATACAGATATATCAGGAGCAATTCAACAGGCTTTTAGTGGAATTAATACTTTTATAACTAAAGGTGGATTAAGTAGAGTATTGGCTATCGGTAAAGAAATTATACATCAAATTTGTCAAGGTATTATAAAAAGCAAAGGTGATATAAGAGAAGGTATTTCAAGTGCTATTAAACAGATTGCAGAGTTTGTAAAAGATGTTGCTCCAGAGGTAGAAGAAGCCGGAAGAGTTATTTTAGATGCATTAAGAGACGGAATAAAAAACAATTCAGACAATATACATGATGCTTTAGATGCAGTTGCTTCAGCTATGAATTCATGGGTAGAAGGAAGCGAACAAATAAAATCTTTAACTGGTAGTTTTGTAGATATTTTTATTGATAGTTTTATTGAAAATTTAACTGATAGATTTACTGGTAGAGCATCTGAACTTTGGCAAGCAGTAACAAGTTGGCTTACTAATTCTAAACCTGATTTTAGCAAAGGCGGAACTGGATTAATAAAAAGTATAGTGGGATGGTTTACTGGTGAATCTTATGCAGATGAAAAAACTGGAAATGAAAAACCTCTTAACACTAGTAAAGATTCTAATAGTAATAAAATAAACACTAAACTTTCTAGCATGGATACTAATGAAATAAAAGCATTACAAACACAATTAACAGCTTTACAGTCAACTGTTCAAAGTGTTTCAAGTTCAATTTCTCAAGCATTTACATCAATGCAGAATAATTTAAGAACTAGTTTAGTTGGATGTGCAAATATAGCTAGAAATCAATTTGTAAACATATCAAACGTAGCTAGAAATCAATGTTTAAATGTTTCTAATATAGTAAGAAACCAATTTTTATCTATTAGTAATATAATACGAAATCAAATTACAAATGCTAGAAATGTTGTTACATCACAAATGATAAGTATGAAAAAGGTTATATCAACTCAAATTTCAGAAGCTAGGAATAAACTAACTTCTCAAATGATATCAATTAGAAATGTATCTAGAACACAAATTACACTTGCTAGAAATGCTGTTACATCTCAAATGATATCAATGAAAAGAGTTATAACTACTCAATCAAGAGAAGCAAGAAATAACTTTACAAGACAAATGATAAGCATGAAAAATGTTGCTAGAACTCAATCAAGAGAAATTGGTCAACAATTAGCAAATGGTGTTACTCAAGGTATTCAAAGTGGTACAGCAAGAGCGGTTAGTGCAGCAAGAAGTCTTGTTAATCAAGTTAATGCAGAAATGAAAAAAACTGCTAAAATAAATTCACCTTCAAAAGTTACTACTGATTATGGAGAATATATGGATGAAGGTTTAATTGTTGGTATGAAAAATAAAGCTGAACAAGTATATGCCGTAGCTAGGGATGTAACTTCAGAAATGCAAAATGCAATGAAAATGGCTGTTCAATCTGAAACAACTAAATTTTCATTAGAAGCTAGCAGTAACAGTAATCTTAAAATTGTAAATAGTGTAAGTAATAACACAGTAAAAGAAATAGCTAATTCACTAGGAGAAACATTAAAAGAAACTATAGGAGATATAAGTGATAGACCTATCCAAGTCCAAGCTAATATGGATAAAGTAAAAGTTGTAGATATAATTGCAAAACCTATAGATGAAAAAAATAAACGAGATGAAAAAAGATTAAATAGATTGGAGGGAATAACAAGTGTTTAAGTTTAATGACATTGATTTAGAAATGTTTGTCAAAGTTATTTCAATAGATACAACTTTGATGTCAGAAAGAGTAAATAACTTTTTAGATCCTCCATCTGAAAATGGTCGATATTATCAAAATTCTAAATATGATTATAAAGAAATAACAATTACTTTTGATATAAAAGCAGATACAGAGGAAGATTGTAAAGATATTATTGATACGTTGTCATCTATATTTGATGTTTCTGAAGAAAAGAAACTTGTTATTGATGATAATGAAAGAGTTTATTTAGCAATTCCTGATGGTAAATTTTCAAAAGAAAAAATTACTAAAGGTATGCGAAGAATAAAAATGTCATTTATATGCCCTATTCCTTTTTCACACAATATAAATGCTAAACTTTTTAATGGGCAAAAAACTCTAAGTGTTGTAAACGAGGGAAATACAAGCACTCCTGCAATAGTCGAGGTTGATTTTAATGGCGAAGCAACTTATTGTCAAATAGATGGCCAAAACGGAAAAGCAATTCTTGTTGGTGAATATCCTCGCTTAACTAATGAGAAAAAAGAAAAAAGTTCTACTATTGTTGATGAGCCTTGTGAAACTACAGAAAAATTTGTATCAGTAACGGGAGAAGTTGATGCCAAAAGGTCAATAAGCGGAACAATACAACCAAACGATGGAGGTTCTAGTTGGTGCATACAGGCAGCTGATTATGGTAGTGGAGACGATTGGCATGGACCGGCACTAAGATATAACTTATCTGAAAATGTAACGAATTTTGAATGTAGTATGTATTTTTATCATGATAGTACAGGAAAACTTGAATATAATGAATTTGGCTCTACAAGTTTAACAGAAAAGACTAAATACAAAGTAACATCTACTACTGTAAAACTAAAAGAAAAAAGACTTTCTAGTAGTAAAACTTTGATAAGTATAAAAAAAGGTGTTTATTTAACTGCCGATGAGATTGTAAATGGCTGGATAAAAACTACTTATAGTAGTCAAACAGGTTGGATAAAAATTTCAACAGGTTTGAAAAAAGTTACAGTAACAACAGCAAATTATTACACAAAACAATCAGTTTCTTTAAGAGCTACTGGAAGTAAAAAATCAAAGCTTTTAGCTACAATCCCAAAAGGCACTTGTATTGTTGTATATCCAAAGAGTAAAGAAGGTAAATATACTAAAGTAACTTATAAAGGCCAAACTGGATATGTTTATACGGATTACATTATAGAAGGAGATAAAGTTCAAATAGAAACAGATAAAGAAGTTGATACTGCAGAAGATAAAATGGGTATTGTTGAATGTTATGGTTTAGATCAAAAAGGTAATAAACTTTTTAAAGTTATGCTTTGTGATGAAAACGAATACTTTGAAGCTACTTATCCACTTGTACAAGTGGGAAATGTAGAGTTTTTAAAAGATGCAGAATTTAGTATACCTAAAATCGACCCGATAATTACAACAACTGGGTCTGATGATAGTTTAACTGTTACTAAAAAAACACCTAGAAGTGGTAAAACAGGAAACTGGAACGAGTTTAAAGGACATTTTACAATAAGACGAGAAAATAATGAATGGTATGCAGAAGTAGTAAAATACAATGAGGCTGGAGAAATAATAAAAACATTGCCAAGTGAAAGAATGAAGAGTGATAAGTTTCCTCTTGGAGATTTAAATCATCTTGTTATCTTCTTTGGTAAATACGCAGATAAAAAAGTTGTTGATACAATGACTTTTAATAGATTAGTTGTAGAAAAATTAAACGAAGATGGAGAAGATGAAGAATTTAATACAACTATTTTTAAGCAAGGTGATACATTAAAAGTAGATTTTGCTAACAATGAAGTTTATATAAATAATGTAAAAAACATGGAACATGTCGACATAGGTAGTAACTTCTTTGAAATACCTCCAGGTGAATATAATTTAAAAATTTCAAGTGATGCTGATATTACAAGTTCTATCATTTTTAATGAAAGGTGGTTGGATTAGTTGGAATTAGTTACAGAAATATATATTTTAAATAGAAATAAAAAAATAATAGACGTGCTATCTAATAACGGGACTAATCCAAATAGTCCTTTTTTTGATGACATTTATAAAGTTTATTTAAGTACAGGAGCAGAAAGTTTTGAATTTTCTACAGTTACAAATGGAAGGACTTCAAGTTTGCAAAAAGGCTGTTTTATCGCTTTTAAATACAGAAATAAAATAAAATTGTTTCAAATAATAAATACATCTAGCGAACATTCAAACGGCCTAATCAAAAAAACTTGTTATTGTGAAACCATTGGACTTGAACTTTTAAATAAAGTTGTTAGAAAAAGTGTTTTGCAAGGTGATGTAACTACGTTTTTTAATTTACTTCTACAAGATTCAAGTTTTGAATTAGGGTATGTAGACCCTCAAATTAATGAATTTAGAAGTATTAATATTGAAAAACCGACACTTATTTATACTGTAATACAAGACAATCTTGAAACTTACAATATAGAAATAGAATTTACGGTAGAAATAAAAAATAATAAAGTATACAAACAATATATAAATGTATATAGACAAAGAGGAAAGGTTACACATGAAAGATTTGAGTATTCAGAAAATGTAGATAATGTTAAGAAAAAAGAAGATTTATCTGAATTTTGCTCAGCACTTATTGGTTACGGCCAAAATGGAGTTGATTTTAGAAATGTTGAATGGTTAACAGCTAACGGAAATCCAGTTGACAAGCCACTTAATCAAGACTTTGTTGCTGATGAAAAAGCTCATATGTATTTTCATAATGATGATGGAAGTTACATAATAGGAGTATACGAAAGTGATGCTGACAATGCATCTGATTTACTTAATGAAACATGGAAAGAATTACAACGAAGAAAAGAACCTCAACTCGACTATGAAACAAATATAATTTATTTTTCTGATGATATTGATATAGGTGATACAGTTTATGTTATAGATAATGATTATGTAAAACCATTGCATTTACAAGCAAGGGTAACTGAATTAGAATTATCATTTACGGATTGGTTTAAAAAAAGTAAATGTACATTAGCAAACTATAAAGAAGTAAAAAGCAAAATAAAAAATCTTACAAAAAATGATGACATAATTAAAGAGGTTATAGAATTTCTAGGTGGCATCGGAATAGGAGATTTAACTGATGAAGATATTGCTAAAATAAGAGAATACTTAGAAAAAATGGGCGTAGAAAAAGATGAAATCGATAAGATATTCGACGAAATTAGTAATATTGTAAATCCTAAACCAACTCCGCCTGACGAAGGTGATGAAGGTGACCCAATCTTTATAACAGATTATAAGAATGGCGTATGGCTTGGTGATGACAGAGTCTTTCAGGTTAAAAACTCTAAAACTGTATCAACTACTGATAAAACTAATGACAAATATGCAGAAGCATTAGCATTATATGAGAAATATGACATAGGTAAATATCAAAACAAAGCAGAACTTACTAATTTATCATCTACAGGAAATAAATATAAATTATATCTTATAGTTGAATATTATGCTAGAAAGTTTGGTCTAGATCCAAATCTAATATACGCGGTTATAATGGGTGAAAGTAGAGGAGACCCTTATAGCACTACAGGTTCAACAGGCGGATACGGACTAATGCAGTGTGAAAGGTCAACGTACTTCAATAAAAAGCAAACTATCACTTATATAGATGGTACAACTAAATCTTTCACTCCGAGCTATTCGACAATGACCCCATATAAAGGTGGAAATGCAACGCTTAGCGGTATAACAGTAGATAGAAACATTCTAAATCAAATAAGATTTGGTTGTTGGGAACTACGTCAAGCTATTGACTATGCTCATGGAAATATATTTGCTGGATTAGTAGCTAATAATATGGGCCAAGGCTCACTTAACTGGATAGTAAGTAAATATGTGTGCGACAAGTACGGATATACATTTGTTGATTCTTATTATTTGAGTTCTCAATCTAATCAGACAAAACTAAAAGTTTACGAGGAATTAGATAGTAGAAAATTTGATTTTGCAGCTTATAGACAAATTTTTAAAGACACTAAAGGATTAGGAACTCCAAACAACGTAGAATTGTATTTATGTTGGTATAAAGTAGTAAATGGCCAATTGCCTTATTACAAAGATGCACAAGGTAATAAATTAGGCTATGGAGTTGGTGTATCTACTCCAAAAGGAACAGGCCAAGCAAGTGCATCTGATATAAGACAAATTATAGTTGATACGGCAAAAGCTATAGTTCAACAACATACAGATAAGTTGGCAACATATGACCAAAGTTATCGTACTTGGAACTTTAAAAAGCCTAACAAAAGAAAAGGTACTTTTTACGGAATAAAAAATCCTATCTGCTATGATTGTAGTTCTATGGTCACTTGTTGTTATGGTGAAGCTGGATTAAAAAGTATATTCCATAGTGATTCCTTATGTGCAGCAGGAACACTTGTTGACTATGCTACGAGAAAAAGTGGTTATACAATGTTTAAGATAACTAAAACAACTATTGAGAACATGAAGGCTGGAGATATTATAATGATGTGCAATAAAGAATGTCCTGATACCCTTACAAGAAGTCAAGCTATGGCGTATAAATTTACACATCATACGCTAATTTATTGTGGTAAAGTAGATGGTACACATATGGTTGCACATGCTAGAAAATGGGATTATTGGCCAAAGGCAATTCGTTATATGGCTGTTTACTCAGACATATATAAATATGGATTCTGTTTAAGACCTTACGATTTAGTTGAAGCTGACAATAACAATGTAGAGAAAACTCCTGTTATTGACAAAACAGATATGAATGAGGTGTATATAAAAGCAGTTAGAAAAGCAAATGTATATGATTTTTATGACGATAATAATAATTTGTTAAGCAAAGTAGAAGGGTTATTTGAAGACGATGATAAAGTTTATCCAAGTTCAACTCCTTATGTCTTAACACATTTTGGATTAAATGATCTAACAGAAAAAGGGATAAACGGAGTAAAAACACTAGTTTCTATATTAAAAAGTAAATACAGAAACACTCCGATTTTTATATTAAAAGAATTGCACGTTGGAACTGTTTATACAGATTATTCGACAGTAAATACTTCTATAGATACTTATAATACTCAAATAAAATCATTCTGTGATAATGAAGACGATGTATTTTTATTAGATATATCTAGCAAATTAGAAACATATACAAATGTATTAAATTCTAGCTACACTAGTGATGGCTATACCTTCAAAGATGATGCCAGCGTTAGTGTTTTTTATGATGCAATAAAAGAAAAATTATTAGCAACTCCAATAGGTTATAAAAAGAAAGATTCAGGAAGTGGAGGAGACACTGGAGATGGCGATACTGGTGATGATGATGGTAATGCATCAAAACGAGAAGGAAAAGTAATAGATATTGTACTAGAAAGCACAAAAAATTACTATTATCCAAAAACAACTATAAAATCACTTACTTTTAGGCTAAATAGTGATGTTGATAAAAGTTTTTATGCTAGGTTAATGTTTACGACTGCGGATGAAATCAGTTACTCTCAATCTAAAATTTGTTATCTTGAAGGTGTTGACTGTGTCGCAGGACAATTAGTGCCACGACCAAACGTAGGATATAGAATTATAATAATGGCCAATGCAAATCCAAATATAGATTATAAATACTATGGGTCTGTAGCTGTTGATAAGGACGAAGGATATGCTGAACCTTACACTTTTAAGGGTAGTAAAAAAGTTGCTGAAATAGCAAAAACATACTTAAATCGTACAGATTTAGAGTATAGAGGACAATATTCTACAACAGCAGTAAAAACACCTGCATCATATTCGAATCCAGCCAAAAATTTAAGTAAGTGGTATGATTCAACTAGAAAAAAAGGTCAAATAGATTGTAGTACATTAACTAAATTTACATATATGGGATTAGATTACGATCATTCTCCTTATGCAAATCATAAAATGACTTCATTAAAACGAAACACGGCTTATAGTTGGGCATTTACATTCCCAAGAAACGCAGCAGAGCAAGCAGAATATTGTGTAAAAAATGGTTGGGTATTACATGACGTTGATATAACTAATTTCTCAAACTTGGAAGCTGGAGACATTGTCTTTTGGGATAGAGACAATGGTGAGAATGGCCGTTATATGAATTGTTCTCATGCAGCTATTGTCATTGGACCAACAGAAGATGGAGGTACAGTATATACAATAGAATCGACACAATGTCCGAACGGGGTAAAAACAAGACTAATCACAGAAAACAAAACAGATAAGATACTATTCTGTGCTAGACCTAAGAAATTATAGAAGGAGGAATTATTATGAGCAATATAGATACTATAACTAGAGAGCATGATAATTTCTCTTCTAGTTATGATGAATTAACAAATCTGCTTGAAAAAGTTATAACAAATAGAAAAATAACACAAGATGACAAATACGACCTAGAAAAGGCACATGCTACTTATACTGAAAACTACAACGAAGTTAAAAGAATACTAGAAAAAGAAAAAGAAAATGATTTAAGAGAACAAATTAAGAATGTAAGTGATAGAAAATTAGATGCTGATATAAAAAGCATAGTAAATATCCTTACGAATAACGGAGAAAAAACAGCTTTATATTTAGATGAAGATGGTGTTTTGTATATTGATGGAGAAAAAATCCCCGAACTTAAACAGACAAAACTTATAGTAGATGAACAAAATGGCAAAATAGAATCCTTAGTATCTGATGGATTTGTAGAAGATGTTGACGGTACTAAAGTTAAATTAAAAGTTGCATTCTCTACCATGGACCAAAAGGTGGATAAAATTACACATACCGTTGGACAAATTGAGGGCGTTGCAAATAGTGCCAACGATAAAGCACAAGGAGCATTAACAAAAGTTTCTCAAGTGGAACAAACAATGGATGGTGTTACAACTACAGTCAAGGCAATTGAAGGGAAAGTGGATACTGCAAATACAAATGCCAATAGTGCAGTTACGAAAGCATCTCAAGTATCACAAAAGGTAGATAGTATCACAGCTACCGTTAAGGAAGTTGAAGAGAAAGCAAATAATGCGAATACTAATGCATCTGACTCTGTAACAAAAGTATCCCAAATCAAGCAGACAGTAGACGGAATTACCTCTACAGTAGGAAAAATTGAGGAGAAAACGAATACAGCTGACAAAACTGCCAATACTGCATTAACAAAGGCGTCACAAATAGAACAAACCGTTGATGGCATAAAACAAACTGTGCAAGGATATTCTACCGATATAAGCAAAAGTGTTGTGAGCATGAACAATAAATTTTACTTATCCAATAGTAAAGAGTCGCTTATAGGTGGTTCATGGTCAACAACTGCTCCAACAACAGTTCCTACAGGAAAGTATTTATGGATTAGACCTACTTATACTTTAAAAGACGGTACGACAAAAGATGGTACAGCTGTATGTACATCTAGTGCAGGGCCAAAAGGTGAAAAAGGAGACCCTGGAGAACAAGGACCAACAGGAGAGGCGGGAGTAGGCATTAGTCTTATATTAACAATGTATTATATGTCTACTTCAAAAACTACTGCGCCATCCATTCCAGGTAATGGTTGGCTATCAAAGATACCTGCTTACCAAGAAGGAAAATATTTATGGAGTGCTTACGAAATAGCGTACACGAATGGTACAATAGGCTATACTGCGCCTCAGTATTGTAGTGAGTGGGAGGCTAACCACAAGGCTGAGAAAGCAGTATCTATAGCTACCCAAACAAGTGAAAAATTCGAATGGATAGTACAAAAAGGCTCTACAAGTTCAAGCATAACTTTGACTGATAGCTTAATACAAGCAATAGCATCTTCTAACATTCAATTGTCAGCTAAGAAAATATTAATCAACGGATTAATGGAAGGTTCTGGTTGGAAAATTACTGATGAAGGTGAATTAGATATTTTGGATCTAAATGTAAGAGGTAATTTTACATGTGATTCTTTAAATGTAGATACTTTGATATCAGCAGATATTCCACCTGCGCTTTCTGAAAATAAAACTATCTATGTATCAAGTGGAGAAACAATTTCACAATATTTAGATGATTTACCATTGAATCTTAATGGTTTTACAGTAGAAATCTATCTAACTTCAAATACAACAGAAAATCTTGAGTTGAGAAGACATGCAAATGGACTAGTCAATATATTTCTATGTGGTAACACAATAAAAGGAACTATACGAAGTATATATAATAATGCCAAATACAGTATTTATGGGGGTAATAGTACCACAGACACTACGATGGGTTCTATAATGCCTTATACTAGTTATAATGTAGGAAGTTATTATTATACTACTATATTTTCTGATTGCCCTAACGTAAATCTATATAACTTAAAAGTTTATGGCGACAGTGTAAATTCCAATTCTGTAGGAGTTGGAGCAACTCAAAAATCAAAAGTGTATATGGAAAATATATCATTTGTAGGTTGTAAATATAATTGTAGAACTTATTCGATGACTGAATTGTATTGTCAATCATCTTCTGGTCTTTCTACTGGAAATTCATGGAATGCTGGTACAGGAGCAAAAATTGTGTTATATCCAGGACAACAAGCAGGTGGAGGAAATAATACATTCACAAGTGGTAACGGACAAATAATTTCTACAGGAGTTACTTTTTCATCTTCAAAAGATAGCGGTTCAAATACAACTACTGTAAACCCTACAACAACTAGATTTGAAACATTTAAACCAAAATATGCAGACACATATAGAAGTTCTGTTTACAATAACTGGGAAGGTAGAGGAAAATGTAGACAAGGTGATTGGGGTTATGGCGATTGTAATGGTTATTGGTTCTATGGTTCACAATTTGCTGAAGTGAAAGGCAAGAATATAACAAAAGTTGAAATAGATGTGACTAGAAGTAGCGATATAGGTTATTCTGCATCAACTTCTCATGTGTTTCAAGCACATACATATTCTGGAAGACCTAGTTCAACACCTAGTTTTTATGCTAGTTGTAATAAAACACTATCACTAGCATGGGGCAAAAAAGGAACAGTTACAATTACAGATTCGACTGTTTTAAATGGAATTAAAAGCGGAACGATAAAAGGCTTTGGTATTCAATCAACATACGATAAAAGTCATTACTCAGCACTAAGTAACGGAACAGTAAGAATTTACTATACAGAATAGGAAGGGGATGTGTTAATTTGATTAAATACAACTACGAAGTATCTGTAAATGAAAATAGAGCAAAATTAAATAAAGACATTTTTTTATTTAGAGGTAATAGAAATATACATTATTATTTTTCAATAAAAGGTGCTCGATTTACCTTTTCAAAAGAAAATGAAGATTTGTTAGAAAGTTCAAATGCAATTTATGCAGCAGTAACAGTTGTAAAACCTAATGGAGTTGAAGTTGCAAATGCTATAGCTCCAGTAGAAGATGGTTTGATTCATTTGAAAGTAACAGAAGATCTAATAGATGAAGAGGTTGAGGTAGGGGATTTTGACTTAGTATTTGATTTATTTGATGACAATGAAGGAGCAGTAACAATACCTAAGATAAAAGGCCAATTTCATGTTCAAGAAAGACCTTGTACAACTTCAATTGGAATATTATCAGGAAATGTAAATGTTGTTAATCAGGCGGTGGTAGATTTGGCAATAGCAACACAAGAAAACGAACAATTAATCGTAGTAGATGATGATGGGAAATATGTTAAAACTACATGGGCAAAAGGAGATAAAATCAGTGTCGAAAGATTAAACAAAATGGAAGAAGGTATATACAACAATAGTTCTCGACTAAAAAATATAGGAACTGGCGGAAGTACTAATGCTAGTGATATAACTATCACTGATGTAAATGATAATTTTGAATCAGCAAATGTTGAAGGTGCATTAAATGAATTAGGTACACAATATAAAGATATTGCGAACAATTTTACTACAGAACAAACTACTAATTCTTATAAAATAAAATATGGAACTAAAATAATAGCTGAAATACCATTAAGTTCTACTACACCTTTGGTAACGTATACAATCACTAATAAATTAACTAATGCAACTTCAAGTAATGATACAAACTCTATAACAAAAGGAAGTTCATATACTGCTACAATAACACCTAGTGATGGTTATATAATAGATGTAATAACAGTTACTATGGATGGAAATGATGTTACCAGTAATGTAGTACATGAAAATGCAATAACTATAAACAATGTAATAGGGAATATTGTTATTACTGCTACGGCAAGTCAACACCCTACTACTAATCCACTAACTAATTTAATTGCTGATATTCAACCAACAGATTATTATTTAGATAAAACGGATTCTTTATACAAAATATCTGATAGAATCAATAATGTAACTATAATTGTTTATACTCTACAACCAGAACTTAATCCATTAAAAACATTCCCTGGAGGAGATTTTGCAAATAATCTAACTAAAATAGGAACAACATTTCAAGGTAATACTGGGGGTGTTTCATTTATATATGAAAAACCAAATAGTTCAGCTGGAGAAATAACTAAGAGTCAGAAATTAAACAAGATGGTTAGGTTTTTAAATGAATTTAAAAACAACACATGGAATAATTATACATCGCAAGCTAATGGTATACCATATATCAATACAAGTGGCACATCTACAACTTATAACAGTGAATCATATTATAAAACACATGAGAATATAAAATCTACAACTGGTGAATGGGATAGATGTATCATGACTATATCATTAGAAAGTAATGGGGAAATTAAAACTTATTTAAATGATGAATTATCAAATACTATACCTGCTCCTGCCGATTTTAAAAACTGGGATTATGTTGCTATGTCTGATACATGGAATAAACTAGAATTAATTGAACACAAGGTAAACATACTTGTAGATAATAATTATCAAATAACATGTATAATTAGAAAAGGAGCTACTTCTATAAAAGATATACAAAATTATTATAAGTATAAGACATCTCAATCATTGTCATTAGAAAGTAATGTTTCAGCTTTAAATTTGGAAGAAGGTGATAATTTTTTTTCCAATCTAGCATAAAGCCTTCTTCCTTTAAGGATGAAACAAATATTTCGTATAGTGTAGGAGATAAAAATATTGCTACACTAGATGGCAATACCCTTTATGCTAGAAAAACAGGAGCAACTAATATAACATCTACCGCTACTTATAACGGGAAAATTTTAACCTTAAATACCCCTTTAACTGTCGAAAAAATAGTGTATAGTCCAACAACTAAAAGGACAGCTAACAGGGTTGTTATAGAAAATCCCATAAGTAGCATAGATATAGGAGAGGAATATTCATTATATGCACTCGTTTTAAATGAAATAACAGGAAGTAAAAAAACGCCTTATGAATATGCAGACGATAATATAGTTAGTTTCGAAAGTGAAAATTCTTCTATATGTAGTGTAAAAAATGGAGTATTAAAAGGTGTTTCAGAAGGTTCAACTAATATAGTAGCCAAAGACATTACAGGAACTATAACTACAAGTATACCAATAAAGGTTGTTCAATATGATGAATATGTACCTACTGATGCAGAAACTTATAAGGTTACATTACCTTGTTCTACTACTAATGGAGTCTTACATATAGATAATACAAATTCGGAAGAAACAACAAAAGCAATACAAGATTTGTTAACGTATTGTACTACCAATAATAAGCGAAAAATAGTATTTCCAAAAGGTAAATATTTAATATCTCCTATATATGGGAATATTAGTATACCTAGCAATTTAATTATTGATTTTAACAATTCTGATATAAACATAGAAGAATCTAGTAAAACTTCTACAGGGTATACAATGATTTTGTTTGAAAATACGCAAAATAGTAAAATTATTAATGCAAATATATATGGTGAAAGATTTACAATGTCTGCAAGTAGTGGGGTGGAAAGTTGTCAGTCTATTTATTTTAAAGGTAATTGTTATAGAAGTGGATTAGAAAAATGCAGTACCTCACAAAGTCCAGGATTCAATATAGGTGCAGGAATAAGTGGATTAGTGAGATGTCCTTTAAAATTAACAAATATAGAAAGTGGAAATATTAATAATGATGGTACAATTTCCGAAGTAACTGTAGATTATTGTTATAGAAGTATTGACTATATAGATATATCATCATTAGGAGCTAAATTTAGATTTGGTAATAGACAAGGTTATGAGGGATATGCCTATCTTTGTGCAAGAATATACGATATTTATTTCTATGATACGGATAAACAATTTATATCTAGTTTAAAAGATTGTTTACAATATTTCTTGTATAATAAACCTTCAAATGCGAAATATGCAAAAGTTGTATTTTATCAAACTACTATGCCTACATCTTGTGACGGAGATTTTGGTTCTGTTGCTATGATATATTCACATAGTTGTCCAGATAAATGTTTTATAAAAAATTGTATTTTAGAAGATAATTATAGTACAGCTATACAACCAAATAGTGGAGATAATTGGGTTATTGAAAATAATATATTCAGAAGAAATGGTTATCGTGACCCTGCATCACAAATAGATTGGGAAGATGGTAGAAATAATATACATGGGCATATTGTTAGAAATAATATTTTTGAAGATGGTGGTGCGGTTACTTTTGTTGGTGGTTCATGTATTGTATTTCATAATAATATACTTAAAAATAATGCTCTTACTCATGGTGATGAAGTACAAAATAGTAGAATATGGTTAAATCAATTTATTGGAAAAAAATCTATTGCTACTATAAAAAATAAAACTGATATCGTATTTTCACAAAATTATTTTAATGATAGTGCAAAATATAATTTATCACCTACTACTAATGTCAAATTTAAAATACATGAGTTTGAAAATATGATAAAATAAGTTCACAATTTAAAAATATTGTGTACTAATTTGCTAAGTATTTTACCAAGTAAATGTTAAGTAAATACCAAGTAAATACCAAGTAAGATCATAGAGCAGTTATTAATTAGCTGCTCTTTTTTATTAAAAAATTATAAAAGTGTAATCTTTTCCATACTTTTGCATAGAATTAAGTAAAAGGAGGTTGAGATTATGAAAAATAATAAAACCGTAATCCAATTGAGTTTTAAAAATAACATGGA